ATGGTAAAGCCTATTCTACCTTGGACACGTAGCATTGAATACGAAGCCGATCTCACTAAAGAAGAGATGGCTATACGTGACTCTGTCGTTGAAGAATATCTGTTCGATTATGATTGGGTTAATGCGTGTAAACGTGTTGGCATGAGCTCCGCAATGGCGTTTGATTATGCCAAACGTTTTCAGGATGATAGCTATTGCCAAAGACGAATCAAAGAACTTCAACAGCAGAAAGCAAGAAGTGCTGAACGTGACCGCAAATATGAAATAGAACAAGAGCGCCAGCGCATCATTGAAGGTCTTAGATTTGAATCCACTTATCGTGGTCCTGGATCTTCTCAAGCTGCTCGTGTTGCTGCATATAAACAATTATGTAGCATCTTTGGATTTGAAGCTCCTAAGCAACAGAAGATGGATGTCGGTGTATCTACTGGTGTTATGCTGGTTCCTATGGTTGGTTCTATGGACGATTGGGAAAGAGTTGCTGGGGAGTCTCAGACTAAGCTGCAAGAGGATACTTTAAATGGACTCAATGATTCAGACACCGTCCACTAAGGTAGTATGGAAACCACATCCAGGATCTCAGGTGTTGGCACTGAGTTGCCCAGCCGATGAGATCCTTTATCATGGTACTCGTGGTCCTGGAAAGACTGATGCGCAGTTGATGCGTTTTCGTCGCTATGTTGGCATGGGGTACGGGAAACACTGGCGCGGTATCATTTTTGACCGAGAATACAAAAACTTAGATGACTTAGTGGCAAAGTCACAGCGTTGGTTTCCTGAATTTAACGATGGTTGTAAATTCTTATCTTCCAAGTCAGATTATAAATGGGTATGGCCTAGCGGCGAAGAACTAATGTTCCGTGTTGCTAAAAAACCTAAGGATTACTGGCTGTACCACGGTCAGGAATTTCCATTTATTGGATGGAACGAATTAACTAAATATCCTGATAGTGGACTTTATGAAGCAATGAAGTCCTGTAACCGTACATCCTTTGTTGCAGAAGAGAACCCAATAATCATCGACGGTGATGTTTATCAAAGAACTGGACGTCTTGTCCTTGTTCAACCAGACCATGAATACGCAATGCGGTTCATACTACCACCTTTGCCGTTGCAGATCTTTTCTACGACTAACCCATTTGGAGTTGGACATAACTGGGTCAAGAAATATTTTATTAACTCTTGTCCACTTGGGTCAATGAAGAAGGAAGTAACGAACGTCTTCAACCCGCGTACACAGAAACGGGAAGACGTAGTTCGTACTCGCTGCCATATATTTGGTTCATATCGAGAGAACCGCAACTTGACACCTGAGTATGTTGCACAGCTTGTGAACATTGACGATCCTAACCTCCGTATGGCTTGGCTTGGTGGTAGCTGGGATATTACGTCCGGCGGAATGTTCGACGACCTGTGGCGCCAGAATATACATGTGGTCAAGCCATTCCCAATACCTCACTCCTGGAGAATTGACAGATCATTTGACTGGGGCTCAAGTAAGCCTTTCTCAGTTGGATGGTGGGCAAGAAGTGATGGTAGTGATATCGTGTATCCGAATGGTCGTCGTGTACGAACAGTACGAGGTGACTTATTTAGGATCATGGAGTGGTATGGTACTAACGGAAAACCGAACGAAGGTTTAAGATTATTGGATTCCGAAATTGCTCGTGGTATCATCGTCAGGGAAATTGAAGCTGGTTTATACGGTCGCGTAGTTCCAGGCCCTGCTGATAACAGCATTTGGGACGTTAAGGATGGTAACAGTACCGCAGCGACAATGTCTAAGCCAATAACTATCAATGGTCGGTCTTATCCTGGTGTACAGTGGATCCGAAGTGATAAATCCCCTGGATCGCGTAAAGCAGGTTGGAAACGAATGCGGGAATATTTGGCTGCTTCAATTCCGGATCCTAAGGTTGCTGCTTTACGTGAAAGACCTTCTATGTTTATTTTTGATAACTGTCATCACTTTATAGATCTTGTTCCAACTCTTGCTAGAGACGAAGACGATCTTGATGATGTCGATACTGATTCTGAAGACCACATTGCTGACGAAGCTCGTTATCGAGTAGCCAACGAAGCACGTGGCGGTAGTATCGGTAAGACTGTGGGGACATAAGGAGCTTAACAGATGGCCATTTCTTCGGTTCATCCTAAATATTTACAGTTTAGTGCATTATGGTTGAAGATGCGAGACTGCTTCCTTGGAGCTGACCACATTAAGGCTCAAGGTACTTTGTATCTTCCACCGACACCTGCTATGCGTTATGACGGTATGAAACCAGGCGAAGATGGCTACATCCGTTACAACGATTATAAAGAACGTGCAGTGTTCCCGGAGTATGTTGCCGATGCAGTAGTCAATCATGGTGGTATGCTCCATAGTAAGGCAGCTATCATCCAGTTACCTGCTGCAATGGAACCCCTTCGTCAATCTGCTACCAGCAAACGCGAAGGTTTAGATCAGCTACTACGCCGCATAAACGAGCTACAGCTACGCGATGGTCGTCTTGGCCTTCTGTTGGAGCTGCCAGCGGGAAGTACCCGTGACACGCTGCCGTACATTGCGGTATACGAGGCGTTAAGTATACGAAACTGGGACGACGGTGAGGATGATCTTGGTTCACTTAACCTTAACCTAGTTGTCCTGGATGAGTCCAAAGAAGTAATGGACAAGACTTCATTTGATTGGACTTATAAAGTTCAATATCGAGTTCTTGTTCTTGGAAGCGCCAATGTAGATGAACCATCAGATAGCGGTTACGTGTATGGACAGTATATGACAGAACTACTTCCTGGTGAAGATGACGAACCAGAAGAGGTGAGCTCTGACGTTGTAGTCCCTCAATATAAAGGTACTCCGCTTGAGCAGATACCTTTCGTATTTTGTAACGCTATGGACTTAGTCCCAGAACCAGATAAACCACCGCTACTCGCATTAGCAAACAGATGTATTTCCATTTATCAGGGTGAAGCTGATTATCGACAGGCTTTGTTTATGCAGAGCCAGGATACGCTGGTTGTTCGCGGTGGTATTACGAACAGTGACGCAATTGATGATAAAGCTCCTGTTCGTGTTGGTGCTGGTGCTCGCATTGATGTATCTCCAGACGGTGATGCTAAATACATTGGCACTAACTCGCAAGGTTTACCGGAGCAACGTAAAGCACTTGAAGCTGACCATAAAGACGCGCAGGCCCGTTCCGGGCATTTGACCAGTGCAGAAAGTGCTTCTCAAGAATCTGGTGATGCACTGGAAACACGTCTTATCACCAAGACTGCTTCATTAGTTGGTATTGCTAAGACTGGTGCTGCTGCGTTAGAAAAAATCCTTCGTATTTGTGCTATATGGATGGGATTAAATCCAGATGAAGTTAAAGTTACACCTAACCTTGACTTCAGCAAAGCTAATATTGAAGGCCAGGAATTGGTGCAGGTGCAGACTGCCAAGAATCTTGGTGCTCCGTTATGTTCTGAGTCTATGCACAACTGGTTGCAGGATAAGGGAATGACCTCTTTGACGTTTGAAGAGGAGATGAAACGGCTTGAGAAGGAGCGCGAAGAATACCCGTTCCTTTTACCTCAAGTTAAAAACGATCAGAACCAAATCCAGCAAACAACTGGAGAACAGACGGGGAATGAAAATGCCACTAAGTAAAGGCGTGCAACGTAAAGCAAAAGCCAAGAGTAAAAAATAGTTGCTTCATTCTTAATGATGTATTAGTCTTTATAGCGCGGTAGAACGGTCTATCGCGCTTTTAGTGGAACGGTCCACAATGGAGAATTTTATGAACAAATATCACATTCATCTAGCGGTAGCTTATTCCGCTGGCTTCTTCCAGTCCATGCCTCGTTTTGGTGCATTGGAACTTGAATATACTTCTGAAGATGAAATCCCGGAAAACGCGCGTGAGTATTATTCCCAAGAAGGCGATAAGTGGATCCTCACTGGTGTAAAGGGTGGTGGCAAACAGAATATTGACAGGTTGCAATCCGCACTTGAAAAAGAACGCAACGATCATAAAGCGGTCAAGAGTAAGCTAAGTAAGCTGAACGGACGTGATATTGACGAACTCTTGCAGCGAGACGCTGAATATGAAGAGCTTAAACTGCGTGCGGATAAAGTTGATGATGAAAAGTTGGAGCAAATCATTAACGTACGAATCCGTAACAAGTTAACTCCGCTTGAGCGTGAACGTGACGAGCTGAAAAACAAACTTTCTACCTATGAGAAGCAAGTAGAAGAGCTGACCACAAAAGAGAAGAACCGCATCGTTAAGACCGCTCTGAGCAAGGCTGCAATGTCTGCTAAAGTGATCACAGAAGCTATTGACGACGTGGAACTGATTGGTTCTCGTTTGTTTGAGCTCACCGAAGACGGTCAGGTTGTAACACGCGACGGTGTGGGCGTAACTCCTGGCATTACTCCAGAAATGTGGTTACAGGACATTCAGGATAAGAAACCTCACTGGTTCCCTGGAAACGTTGGCGGTGGTGCTGGTGGCTCACGTACTCCTGGCGCTGCTGGTAAAAACCCGTGGAGTGTCGAAGGTTGGAACCTTACTGAGCAGGGTAAAATTCTTCGTGAAAATCCTGAAAAAGCAGGCCGTCTGGCAGCCATGGCTGGCGTGGACTTGAAGCGTCCAGTACGTCCAGTTAAAAAATAATAAAATTTGTTGACACTCCCTCCGGTTGGTGTTAGTTTTACATCAACCGGAGCACGGGCTCCGATCAATCAAGGATTATTGGAGCCTCCCACGGCGGTAGAGTTCCAAAGTAAATCGATTAACTTTGCGGAGACTACCATGTCTAAAATTCTGTCAGCTCCGATGCTTAATTTGCGAGCTACCAATTCAATTCTTCTGTCTGCTGTTCGTCGTGGTGCAATCACTCAACTTGCAGATGTTATCGTTCCAGAGATCTTCGTACCGTATGTGCAGAACCGCACAACTGAAAAGTCCCGACTGATTCAGTCTGGTGCTATTGAGATTTCTGAGCGTCTTAACGCCGCATTGATGGGTGAAGGTACTACCTTTAACCAGCGTTTCTTCAAAGACCTGGATCGTGACGAAGAAAACGTTTCAAGTGCAAGCGATTCAACCGATTCTACTCCTGGTGGTATCAAATCCGGGCGTGAAATTCAGATCCGTCTGTCCCGTAACCATTCATGGGGTTCTGCGGACCTGCTGGACAGCTTGATCTCCCCTGACCCGCTGGATGCTATCATTAATCTAGTGGCAAGCTACCGTCAGAGCCGTCTGCAACGTGCATTCGTTGCAACTGTCGGTGGTGTGTTCGCCATGAACGCCGCTGCTCCGACTGGTTCCGGTGATAAGAAGTCTACCCATGTTCAGAACGATATGACCCACGATATCTCTGGTTCATCCTTCGTTGATGGTGTGACTAACTTCAACCCGGCTGGTGTTATCCTGGCTGCTGGTACTATGGGCGACTCCCTGAACGACCTGTCCATGATGATGGTACACAGTGTGGTTTACCAGCGTATGCAGCTCATGAACCTGATCGACTTCATCCCGGATGCCCGTGCTGAAGTAATGATCCCGACTTACATGGGCCGTGAAGTTATCGTTGATGATATGATGCCTCACGACAACGGTAAGTACGAAACCTGGCTGGTCGGTCGTGGTGCGTTCCAGTTAGGTGTTGGTTCACCGAAAGTTCCTGTTGAAACTGACCGTAAACCTGCATCCTACAAAGGTGGTGGTTCTGAAATCCTGTATCACCGCTGGGAAAACATCATTCACCCTGTCGGTCACGCATGGGTTGGTACTGCCGCTGAAGGTGGCCCGGATAACGCCGCTCTGAAGACTGCTACTAACTGGGCTCGTGTATTCCCTGAGCGTAAACAGATTAAGATTGCTCGCCTGATCACTCGCGAACACGCTTAATGCTTTAGCCATGTAATTAAAGGGGCCTATATGGTCCCTTTTTTGTTAGGAGGAAACATGCGTTATCAACGTCATTCAAGACATCGTCGTTATGTACGTCATGAACGTCACGGTTCAGATGCAACACCTAAAGAGAAGATTAAGACTGTAGGTAAAGTTCAGTATTCAGCTGATGGTGAAAGTGGTTGGCAAGATACAATCCCTGCTGGTCTTATGAAAGTAAGTACACCACTGACTTTCTACATTCGTGCTAAAGAAGTAGATCCGGCGGACGATGGTTCTTATATCTACAAGTTCAAAATTGCTGATGGAACTGGTGATGCGTTGTCCCTTCAAAATACGGACGTCAACAAAGCAAAAATCTCTGGTACAGCTCCGGAAGGTATGCTGAGTAAAACGTTCAGTGTCAACTGTACCGTTGAAGACAGTTATGGGACAGAAGTTACGGGAACTGCATTAACGCAAGCCTGGTCTGCAGCTTCCGTAGTATAAACGTTAAATTGCTAGATGTTTTAAAGGGTGTTACACTTCGCTTGTAACACCTTTTATTTTGAGGAATGAATGATGAAAGACAAGATCATTGAAGGGCTTCGTAAACTCAATATTGAGAATGACAATCATTGGACTGCCGATGGTCTGCCTAAAATTGAAGCATTGAAGTTTACAGTTGGCCCGTCTGTCACGCGAGAAGATGTCAATTCTGTTGCGCCTGGGTTCACTCGTTCAAATCCTGTAATTGAGGACGTCGAACATGAAGAAAAGCAAGACACTTCCTCCATGCAGGAAACCGAACAGACGGAAGTTGTTGCAGATACCGACAATGTACAATATGAATCCTTATCTACGGTTGAAGCAGACAAGGAAACTGTTAACGGTAAATCAATTGTCACTACGCGAATAGCTTTAGACATTAACGTCAACGATGCAGTTAAGGCAATGTTGGAAGACATTCCGGTTATTGACTTTGAAACTGTTTCTGTTGAAGAGTTAAAAGAATACGAGAAAGCTCTTTTAGAACAAGTTAACGCAGACAACCAAATGTTATCTGCGATGAACGAACTCGTTGAAGCTCGAGCTAAACTGTATGCAAAAGTCAACACGGAAATTGAACGTCGTAAGCCTAAGACAGAACTAGCCCACACGTTAGCATCTTTCCGAGACCAGATGTCACAAGTTGCACATGTGGTCAATCAGCCGCGTATGGTTGTTCGTAACGGTATTCGCACTCGCTAAGGTGATATATGGCATTTCGAACAGACAAAAAGTTCTTGTTTCATATGATGCAACGTAACAGACGTCGTCGAGATGCCACGTTGAATCCTGTAAGCGGTGTCCTGGGGTGGGTAACACCGCCCCCATCGACAGGTGTCGTAGATACTGATTACGTTATGACGTGGCAAAATGGCCAGACGCCTTACGTTGTACAGGTCTTTAAAGATAAAGAATTGGTTTCACAGAATCAGTTTGATTTGCAGACCTTCACAATTAACAAATCATCTGCTGCAAGATATGATATTAAAATTATAAGCGCAGACGGTCAAATTCTTAATGCTACAATAGATATTGCCTGAGGTGCATATGACTGTAACTATCATTGTTGAAGATGGGTCTTGTGTACCTAATGCAAATAGCTATATTGATGTCGAATATGCTACGCAATATTTAGAAGACCGTGGGGTTACTGTCCCGGCGGAAGATAAGTTGAAACCTATGCTTATCAATGCGATGGATTTTATGGAGAGTCTTAACCGCTATAAGGGTAAGCGCACCAACCAAGATCAGGAGCTACAGTTCCCGCGCAGCGGCTTATACAGCGACGGTGTAGAGATTCCAGGTAACACCATACCTGTAGCAATTAAGCGAGCACAGGCCCAACTGGTCGCGGATACGGTGCAGAGCGGTAAGCCGTTATTAAGTAACAGTACCAGTTATGCACTGAAAAAGCGTGTTCTTGGACCACTGACGCTTGAATATGCAGTCGGTCAGAGTGCTGTATTAGAAAGTGCAACACCACATCCACGTTTCTGGGCTTTGATTAATGACTACCTGCGAAGCTCTAGCTCACAAGGAGTAATGCGATGACAATTGCTTCAGAATTTATTGCAATGGCACATGAAATGCTGAACGACCAAGAAATTGGTTTTGATGGAACACTCATTGTCAAAGTAAAAGAAGAGGGAAGTGAATCAAAGCCTTGGGCTCCGACTTTTAAAGAACAGGAAATACCACTACGTTTGTTCTATGACGAGCAGTCAAAGACTAACGTAAACGGTAGTATAATTCTTCAAGGCGAAAAGGTCTTTATCGCTTACGAACCGGACGGTATTAGTCTGGAAGATTGCATTGGTTTTAAATTTATTGACCACAAAGGGCGCTCGTTTGTCGTTAATGCAGTTGAGCCTATCGGTGCGGGTGGAACTACAATCATTAGTTACGTTAAGGTTGGTTCCTAATGGCTAAGAAGAGCTTCCGTGATCAGTTTACCAGTGCTCAATTAAGAGCCATGCAAAAAGCCGCAGGTGAGGTGAAACAAAGACTTTATGGCTTCGTTAGTGCTGTTGTTGATGACACTCCTGTTAAGGACGGTGGATTACGCGGAAGTTGGCAGATACAGAAATCACCCGACCTTATTGAGGACAATCTACCGGAAGACCCGTCCGGAGCTGCTACGAAACAAAGATTGTTTACTAAGATAAGATATCTCCCAATCCATCAAGATTGGGATATTTATTTTGGTAACGGTAAACCTTATGCTCAGAAGATTGAATATGAGGGTTACAGTAAGCAAGCGCCTAATGGGATGTTGCGTAAGAACATCGCAAGAGGTGGACAGGCATTCAGTGGATTTAAACTTGGGAGCTTTGATAAATGATCCCGTATCCGTTTCATTGGGTCGAAGATACCCTGAAATCACACTTAGTGAATAACTATGCTGAAATGTCACACGCTATGGCGTGGAAGAACTTGACATTTGATGCCAGCGGCTTTAAAGTGTGGTTAAAGATTATCAATACCCCATCCAGTGAAGACCCTGTAACGTTAGGCCCTTATGGCGATAATGAAATGCGTGGGTTTTTACAGATTGGTGTATATTCACAGTTGAATATTGGTATTGAAGAATCTAATGCTGTTCTTGGGCATGTGAGTAAAATCTTTAGTGTACCAAGACAGCTCCAAGCACCAGACGGCTGCATGTTAAGACTGACAAGAAAGACGTTTTCTCAAGGTGGGCAGACGTCTATTGCAGACTTCACTCGCGGTGGTGTTGAGGGTGTTTGGGATGCTCAATATGTAACAATCTACTGGCTCGCACGTGAGCCTAAACAGAGGATATAACGATGGCTGAAGGTTCACGTTATAGTAGCTATTACATCAAAGAACAAACCTCCGGTGTCACTCCGTCTAGCGGAACTCTGAAGGTCTTTCGTGCTACTAAATCGGGTCTGGATATTAAAATCGCTACTCTGCAATCTGAAGAAATTCGAGATGATGCAGAAGTGGCGGATTTCCGTCTTGGTGCTCGTCACGTAGAAGGTACAGCAACGGGTGAATTGTCTTATGAGACATTTGACGACCTGTTGGGTGGTGCATTACGTGGTACGTTTGCGGGAGAAGCGTTGACCGCAAGTATCGAGCGCCAATCTTTTACCTTTATTGACTATAATGCAGATATTCCAGATTTCCCGTATACCATCTATCGTGGTTGTGAAGTTAACAGTCTTGCAATTACTGTAAGTGCTGAAGCTATCACCAGCGTGGAATTCGGTATCGTTGGTCGTACAATGGAACAGGCTGCTACCCTGCCGTCTGGTCTAAGTAAAGGTACTCGTACGACTACGTCACCTATGGATGGCTTCTCTGGTAAGCTAACTATGGGCGATGTGTCTGTTGATGTTATCACTGAGATGGCTATTAACATTGAGAACGGCATCGAGCCTCGCTTCGTTGTTGGTTCCAAGTTCTCTATTAAGCCAAGCTCTAAACGTCGTCAGATCAGTGGTACACTGACCGCCTACTACGAAGATAACAAACTGCGTAGTAAGTTCCTGAACGAACAGGAAAGTGACCTGACTATCGATATCCTGGACGGAACTACTGGTGCTGGTTATCGTTTCAGTATGCCTCGTATCAAGATTACGGAAGCTCCGCGTCCAATCGATGGTGAAGGCGATATCATGCTAAACATGAGTTATACTGGTCTGTTGGATCAGGAAGAAGGTTACAGCATTCGTATTACCAAACTTCCTCCGATGTCTTTCACTACGGATCTTACCGCCAATAAGACAATCACTAAAGGCCAGGCGCTAACACTGTCAGTTGTGGTTAAAGGTGGTGCGGAACCTTATACCTACGTGTGGAAGAAAGGTGGTGTTGTTATTCCAGATGCTAAACAAGCGACATACACTAAATCTAACGCACAAGAAGCGGATGCTGGTCAGTATGTATGTGAAGTAACAGATTCACATGGTCGTACTATACCGAGCACACCTTGTCTTGTTGCTGTTAATCCTGGTGAGTAATTGAAACGGGGTGTAAACCCCGTTTTATTAAGGAACGATTATGTCTTCAGAAAATAAACAAGTATCTACTGAAGTTGCAAAGAAAGCTGTCGGTACATCTTTCCGTGACTTTAACTTGAAAAAGAAATTAGAAAACGCTCCGCTGCTGCATTACCCGCTTGTTTTTCCAGGACAGGGCGATACAGGTCACTGGTTGAAAATTCGCAACCGCCATAGCGAAGAATTCCGTCAAGCAGATCTAAAAGCACAACGTCAGATTAGTGCGCTTGTCGTTGCTAATGGATCTTTTGAAAAGATTGATAAAGACATGCTTGATGATATCAATATGCGAGCGTTCTGTAAACTGGTTGCTTCGTGGAGCTTCGAAGAAGAATGCAACGAAGACAATCTTATTGAATTCTTTAATAATAACCCGTTTGCATATGACGACATTAATCGTCTGGCAGCGCAAGATTCCCTTTTTTTCTAAGATCCCGCGAAAAGTTAATTGATCACTTACTGCTCGAATGGCAATTGCACAGTTGTCCAGCGGGCAGTAAGACTCCAACAATTAAGCATCTCCAGCACGTTAAAAAAGTCACTGGTAAGACTCCCTCCTTACTAGCAAAGTACGAATCCAGCTCCGTACCGCACGAACTCAGATACATTTACAAGCTATTTCTTGACTTTTATAATGGTGATAAATTCAGTTACAGCGAATTTAACGCCTGGCAAGAATACATAGGTGTAGAACTTGAGTTTAGAGAACGTGAATTAATTCGACAGATTTGCCTTGAAAGACAAGCGTTTGATATTAGACGTCAACAAGAACTCATAAATCACGCTCAAGTAAATAATAAAGGAGGTAAATAATGGCTGATGCAGCTGACATCGTCATTAGAGTTCGTGCTGAAGGTATCCAGAATGCGGAAACAGCACTGCGACGCTTGCAAGCGGCAGGTGTAAGAGTTGAGACTGTCAGCTCGCGTATGGAAAATGGTTTTCAACGTGCAGCTACAAGTGCTGACGCATTCCATCAAGCCATTAGTGCAATTTATACGGTAATGACTGTAACCACACTGACGTCGTATGTCGGTGGGCTTGCTAAGTTATCAGATGCGTGGCTGGACGTTACTAACAAACTGGCTAACGCCAACTCTGCAAACGAGCAGATGGTTGATATTCAAGAGCGAGTATTTGGTATCGCTCAAAGAACTCGTACGAGCCTGGAAGCTACGTCAACTCTTTATGCTCGTATGGAACGTTCACTGAACCAGTACGGCGTAACTGGTAAACAGGTCGCTCAGATCACTGAAACAATTAACAAAGCGATGATTGTTTCTGGTGCGACCACTGCGGAATCCACTGCTGCTATTATCCAGTTCTCACAGGGTCTACAATCTGGTGTATTACGTGGGGATGAATTCCGTTCAGTAATGGAACAAGCTCCGCGTCTCGGTAAGATGATTGCAGATGGTCTTGGTGTTGGTACTGCTGGTCTTCGCCAGATGGCTAACACTGGGCAGTTAACCGCTGACGTAGTCATTAACTCCATTTCTAAAGCTGCATCCACCATTGACGATGAGTTTGGTCGTACGATACCAACGTTCTCGCAGCGTATGGAGATCGCGAACAACAACTTAATTAAATTCGCGGGAACGTCAACCTCAGTACAAACTGTGGTCAATTCCATGGGTGCTGTGATCGAAACTGCTACAGAGCACCTTACCTTGCTGTCAAATACGGCAATCGGTGTTGCTGCTATTGTCGGCGGTCGAATGATCACTGCTTTAGGTGCGCAGATTGCAGCATTCATAAAGCTCAATGCAATACAAGCAAGTAGCTCAGCTATAAACATTAAGACTATTGATGGTATCACACGATCCGCAGTAGCTCGCTATAACGAAGCACAAGCAACTTTAGCACAGGTTGCAGCCGAGCGCACAAAGATTCAGGCAGCATTGCAAGCCAACCAAACGTATTATAAAGGTATAGCGACACTCAACGCATACATGCAGAATACGCGGCAGGTGCGCGAAGCTACGGAAGCGGTTGCTATTGCCCAGACTACCATGCAGGCGCGTATGGCTGCCGCGACTGTAGCGTCCCGTGTGCTTACTGTCACCATGACTGGTCTGCGGACGGTAATGGGACTGATGGGTGGACCTGTAGGTGTGGTCACATTGGCCGCTGCCGCATGGTTCATGTGGAGTCAAAACAGTAAACAAGCTGTTCAAGACGCACAGAATCTTGCATCTTCTCAGGAAGATTTAAAGAATAAGTTAAAAGAAACAACTCTTGAACAGCAGAGAGCTCTTAGTGTTCAGTTGCAACGTGCCGCTATCACGTTGGATGAACAGATTGCTGCTGAAAATACAGAGCTGGCTGAATTAAAGAACCGTCTTAGCACTGTAACGCGCTATCAAGCTGAAGCAACTGAAGGTACTAGTGAGTATAACCGTCTCACTAAAGACCGTAAGGAGTTAGAAGGTGATATTGCAATCAAGATTGGTGAAATATCCGCTCTTGAGCAGAAAGCACAGCAAATTAAATCTAACTTAACGACCGTACTGAACAATTTAACTGCTGCTGTAATGGGTCATACCACTGCATTGAAGGCGGAAAATGAACAGTTAAATATTAATATCAGTTCTGCTGCTGGTCGTTCACAAGAGCTTGTGAGTGCAATACAGGCCCAGAATAACGAGCTTGATGTTGCCCAGTTAAAAATGTCTGGTCAGGCAAGGCAGGCGAGTATCTTAAAAGACGCTCAAACTGCTCTTGGTAAGAAGTATAAAGAAAACGAAGCGTTTATCAAGAATTATATTAGCGGTCATGCTGATGCAACTGCTGTATTAACCGATGAGCAGAGAGGACTAGTAGAGTTTATCAACTTGTCTGGAAAGAACTATGACGTTCAGAAGAAGTTACATGACCAGCAAGAAAAGGAACGTCAAGGTAAACGTGACAATAAAGCTGCGGTACGTTACGCCGAGCAATGGGATAAGGCGTATGAGCGTGTCGAAGCTCGTGGTGCGACAGGCCTACAACGTCTTAATTTACAGCAAGAAGCAGAAGTTCGTGCTATCCGTGATAAAGCTGAGAAAGCTAAAGCATCAGAAGAACAATTACAAAATGCACTACTTGCTATTCAGCGCAAATATGATTTAAAACGTGCAGAACTGGCAGAGCAGTATAAACCAGGCGTTGCAATGGTGCGTTCTTATAAGGAAGCGCAGCAAGAGATAAATCAGCTACTCGAAGAGGGGTTGTTGACAGAAGAGCAAGCGTATGTTGCTAGATTAAATCTTCAGGCTGATTATTATACAAAACGTTCTCAAATGCAATCCGAGCTGAACCCTGCTGGTCAAGCGAAAGATGAAGAAGCCGCTAAACTTGCAGAACTGAAGGCTCAATATGAAACAGCCATAGAATTGGCTGAGGGCAATGAAGAACAGCTAACAGCCATCAAGGAGAATTATGAGCGTAAACGTTATGAGATTCAATTAAAATATGCCGAACGGCAAATGATGGCACAGAACCAGACTGCGATGTCCTACATTGAAAGTCTAAGTTCTATAGCTGGTTCAATGACCACAATTATGCAAGCTGCTGGAGATGAGTCTTCCACGACTTACAAGGCCATGTTTGCAATGTCTAAAGCCTTTAACATTGCGCAAGCGTCTTTGAGTTTATCTAGTGCTCTCGCTCAGGTATTAGCGGATCCGACTGCTGTTACTCCAGCCCAGAAATTAGCTAACTATGCAACTATTGCAGCGGCCGGTGCAAGTTTAATATCCGCAATCAGTAGTGCCACTTTGACAGGTATGGCACATGATGGTATTTCCAATGTGCCATCAGAGGGCACATGGTTGCTTAATAAAGGTGAACGTGTATTAAGTCCTCAACAGAACGCAGATTTGACATCATTTATGAGGCAACAATCTCAGGGTGGGACAAATTCAAGCGGCAATGTTACCATACAGCAACATATCATAGTTCAAGGTAATGGAGACGCTGCTCTGAAACAAGCAATGCAGCAAGCGGCTCGAGATGGTGCAGAACAAGGTTATAACAAAGTTCTGCAAGATTTCGCAAATCGTGGTTCTATTAGGAAAGTGGCTTTGGGGTAATAAATGGCAATATTAACGTGGCCTGAAGCATTAAGACCGTCAAATATGGAGTGGAAATTAACGTCTAACTCCAAGGAATTTACAAGCCCCTTCACTGGGGCTTCACAAGTTGTATCCTGGCCAGGATCTAGATGGTCTATGAGCTTAAAATTTGAGAATTTGGATGACTGGGAATCTAGGAAACTCGAAGTGCTCATTGCTAAACTGGACGGCATGGCTGGTATGATCAAAGTCGGAGACTTTGGTCGATGGGGAAGACCTCCATTTGGAAAACCAGTTGTAAAAGGTTCGAATAATACTGGAACAGAATTACCTACTCGTGGTTGGGATGCTAACAGACTCGTGCTAAAAGAAGGTGATTATATTACAGTCAATGATGAACTTAAATTAGTAACGGAAGACGTGTGGAGCGATGCTCAAGGTTTAGCGACAATAAAAATCTCACCGTTATTAAGAGAGATGCCACCGGATGGTGCGACAATTGAAACTCAGAATCCATATGGTATATTCAGACTGAGTAGCAATGAAAACAGCGTAACAAGAGCTCCAGCGTTCAACAATACAATTAACCTAGAGTTCAAGGAGACATTTTAATGATATTTAGCCCATTCAGTGAATCCGTGATGGACGCGATGGACAAAGATGTGGTTACTATGGTGCTCGCTGTAGCAATTTATTTCGATAGTGGTACAACTAGAGTTCATTCTGGTACTGGCACTATTGTAATAGATGGTCAAACATTTCTTGGTGTTGGTACATTGGGTCAAGTGGGTAGTGTTACAGAAGAAAATACTACCAGCTCTAGCACAATGAGCCTTACATTAAGTGGGCTTGATATGACGCTTGTTGGTCAGACACTTAACGAAAATTGTATAGGTTCCAACGTGACAGTTTATGTTGGTGTGATGAACGAGCAAGGTCAAGTGGTAAGTGCTAACGTTCTGTTCGAAGGTTTTATAAGTGACACCGCAATGCAAGCGGGAAACACTAATGCAATATCCTATGTTGTGTCAAACGTGTTTGAAAAATGGTCGACAGGATTACCGGATCGTTATACAGATGAAAGTCAACAACGATTACATCCAGGGGATCGCTTCTTCAGATATGTTGCACAGATGGCTGAACGTTCTATTTATTGGGGAAATAAAAAAGACGCTCCGGGGTTCCATTATGAATAAGACACCAGGCTGGCAGACAAGATTGTTGACCACAGTTAAACAGCTCGAGGCAGTTCCTTTTGAATGGGGACAGAATGATTGTTGCATCTTTGCGGCTAAATGTATTGACGCTCAATATGGTACTGCAATTAGTCAAGATGTTATTGGTAAGTACAATAGTGAAATCAGCTGCAAACGCTTTATGATTAGTCGAGTAAAAGACACGTCCTTACCTAAAGTGTTGGATTCCTTTTTACCAGTGCGAGTAGACCCAAGATTAGCTCAGAGGGGTGATGTTGTCATGTTTAATACGGACAATGGATTGACAGCCGGTGTATTGTGGACTGGTTGCGTTTGGGCTATGGGCCCGAGTGGGGTCACTACATTTAAGCGTGCCGACATAAAATTAATTGACGCATGGAGGGTTTAATATGCCACCAGCAATAATTGGAGCCGTTGTAGCTGTCGGTGCCGCTGTAGCTGGAGCCATAGGTGTTATCCCAGCTACAGTGGCACTTGTTGTGACTATTGCCGCTAGTACTGCTGGCGCATTATTGACTAAACCTAAGAGCTATGACTTTGGTGCTTATACACCTCAGAGTGAACGTAAACAAGTTATCCGAGCTGCCGCTGCTGCAAGAACAGTTATATATGGGACTACAGTATCTAGTGGTGTTCTTGTATTCGCTGAGGAAGAACCGGGAGAACAGGACGAAAACGAAAGGTTGACTCTTGTTGTCGCGTTAGCTGGCCATGAACTGACTGAAGTAGGGCAAGTGTGGTTAGGTGACGACACAATTGAAAGCTACGCTGAAAATGCAGAATACGAAGTCTTTAATAATCCGACAAAAGTAAGCCAGAAGATGTTGAAATCATGTCCTTCATGGAAAGAGGATATGATTGGTAAAGGTATTTGCTGGTTAAGATTAAGTTTAAAATTTGATTCTGAAAAATTCCCGTCTGGTTTACCTAACGTTAAATGCCTTAAGAAAGGTCGAAAGGTATTGGATCCAAGATCTAAACAGATGGTGTTCACAGCTAATGCCGCTCTTATTATCTTAGATTACCTTCGTGTGTATTTAAAAAGAACGGATGATCAAATCTACTGGGACCAGTTTATTGAAGCTGCAAACATTTGCGACGAATATGTTGAAAACGTAGATGGATCATCTGAGCACCGATACACCATTAACGGAGAATTTGATATAGATGAAGCTCCAGCTAAAGTCTTGGAAGACATGTTGGATGCTTGTGGCGGAGAATTGACCTACATTGGTGGTAAGCACGGGATCCTAGTTGGTGCATATTATGGCCCTCCACAACACGTATTAGACGAGAGTTGTATTGCAGGTGATATTAAAATTACACCTGAAACTTCGTTCAAGGATCGCACAAACACTATCACTGGTAAATATGTAGATCCACAACAGAATTATCAAGAAGCTGACTTCCCATCTGTTAGCATCAAAGAATACGTTGATGCAGATGGGCAAGAAATTACGGAAGATTACGACTATCGCTTTGTCACAAGTCCATACCAAGCTCAACGCCTTGCAACATTGACGCTACGTCGTAAACGTATCGGTCGCTCTATGGAAATACCATGTAACATGAAAGGTTACAAGTTCCGTCCCGGAATGTACATATACGTTACAATTAAACAACTCGGAATTGAAAGAGTTGAAATGCGTGTCACTCAATGGCAGTTTGATCCACAAGGTGGCGTAACTCTGACCTTGCGACAAGACTTCGCGGAGTTGTGGGATGACGCAGTTGGTAAACCTGTAGAAAGACCAGACCTAGTTGAATTACCTACTGGTGGAGCTGTTCAACCGCAAAATCTGAAATACGAAGTTCTTGAAATTAGCGACGTAGTGCAGGGTGTTTTATCGTGGCAGAATATTGGCGCTGTAGCCTATAACAGCGTGGTTATTAAGAAAGGTGGTGTAACCGTATTGACAGTGCAAGTACCGGGGCAGAGCACGCGGCTTACTGGGCTTATTCGGGGTACTTATACCGCACATGTGAAAGCTACTGCTTACACTGGTGCAACTAGCCCCGAAGGTTACTTGGAATTTAATATTCAAGCACCTTCGACCCCATCTTCAGTAGAAGTAACTCAAGGTTATTTTTCAATAACTTTAAAACCAAAATCTGCAGATTTAGCTAATGTTAGTACACAGTATGATTTCTGGACTTCTGGTGAAACGAGACTTCCATCTGCTGCTGTAGATATTGTAGAAAAACAAGCGACTCGTGCTGGTATGGGTACAACATGGACTTCGGAAGGGTTGCTCAATGACCACACTTATTACTGGTACGTGCGAGCAATTAATGCGTTCGGTTCATCAGCATTCATAGAAGTAGCTGCAAAATGCTTTACTGATGCTGCTGGTCTTATTCCTCAGATTGACAAGGAATTCAAAGGTACAAACACTTATAAAGAGTTAATGTCTGAGATTGAAGGTGTCAGTGACGGGATTACATCTGTCAACGAAAGCCTTGTAGACGCGGAAAAGAGACTCAGCCAGAGTATTAATAGCGTCCAGGAGACTGTGGATGGTGTTAGTGCAACTGTGCAGGAAGTCAGTAAAGCTGTCGTAGATTTAGAAGGTAACGTTAACGCCCAATGGGGTGCTAAAGTTCAAGTTGACAACAAAGGTCAGAAATATGTTGCTGGTATCCAATTAGGTTTAGAGGGTTCCGGTGGAGCTGTTCAATCTTACTTCATGGTAAGCGCAAACAACTTTGCTGTATATAATCCCACTAACAGTACCGCTGATCTTGCATTTGCTGTCAAAAACGGTCAGGTGTATATGAAGGCAACGTTTATTGAGAACGGTTCCATTGATAACGCTAAGATCGGTAACTATATTCAATCGAATAACTTCTCTGCTGGCTACAGCGGATGGAGATTAAGTAAAGATGGTACATTTGAAAACTACGGAACTCCTACAAGTGAAGGTGCAATGAAGTTGACTAATAGCACGATCAGCGTAAAAGATTCCAATGGTGTACTCCGTGTACAAATAGGTCGTATAACAGGATCTTGGTAATTTAAATGTGCACACATTATGTGTGCACATTTATCTAGTCATATTTTGATGTGTTAATAACTAGAACCGTTCTTGAATAAATCTTTTTAATATCTCGTGTAATATTTCCGGAATACCACTGTCCGTTATATATTTCATTTCCAGTCGCACCGGTCATTGTCACATAAGTAGGCCTGTCATAGTCGGTACGTCTGTAATTATACACTCCAACCATAGCAGGCATTATTGCACACGGATAACCCATGTTTATTGTAAATTGCGGGTCGGAAATATTAACAAGTTGCGCATCCAAAGGCATCATCTCGCCATGATATACCATCTGACCGGATCTGTTATAAAAAGCAACACCATATCCAGAATGTGGTAACACCATATCAGAAAATGCGTAAACTGTTATGACACCTGGACTACCGTTAACTTGGTGCAATCTTAATGCGTTGTAGCCGTTCCTTTGTTCGTGCATAAACATCATGTTCGCCTTTGCACCACTTTTTATGAAGAAGAAACATGATTTGTTTGAAGGTATGGATGTTGTAAAAACAGAGTCCTTTGAAGTTCCCATCGTACCTTTATTAATTAAGTTCTGAGGTGTGAATTCAGGGCTCAACCACACATTTCCATTCGGTTGAGCAATAGACATCCCATACATAATTACCCCCAATAAGTATAAATATAAGATCCAAGGCCCGTATATAAATTCGACCAACTAATTGTATTACCACTAATTACAACAGACGGAACTGGTAAGTCTATATAGTTATCGTTGTTAAAAGGAAATATAGACCAAACAGCCTTTAATGTCTTTCCAGGTGGTGGACTGTCGTATGTCTTAGAACCAGAAGATGTTGTGAATTTATCCAAAAAGAAGATTGGAGTTAAAATACCAGTGACATCTACACCTTTAGAATTGTATACAGCAAAACCGTATTTCATTTATCACTCCAATAATCAAATGTTCAAATCTAATACTAGAATAAAGCTATTACACATTTATATTATATACCTAATGCACATCTGAATACTTGTTATTACACCTGTTTAATTTTAATATATGTATCTAGTATTCTCAATGTAAAGAGGCGAACATGTCGATTCGTTTAACTGGTATTTTAGTTGACGGGTTGAATAATCCGTTAGTCAATACTACTGTCACACTAATTGCAAGAAGTAACACATTATTAGTGTTAGGTGGAAGTGAAGCTGTATTCCGCACAGATTCAACCGGACATTATAATATACAGGTGAACTCCGGACATTATGTGGTTATCGTTGGCCCACAAGGTATCGAACCATATAAAGCTGGTGAGATTGTCCTTTATGCAGATAGTGCAGACGGGTCACTTAACGGTTATCTTGTTGATTGGGTAGAAGAAGAGCTTACACCGGATATCATCAAGCAGGTACAGGATTTAGTTGCAAGCTCCCAAGAGTACGCGTTACAAGCAGAACGTGCGGCGTCTTCGGCTAATGCAGATGCTACAGATGCTCGTAACAGCAAAGCGGCGGCCGCCTCATCGGCTTCATCTGCATTGACTTATAAGAATGATGCAAAGAAGAGTGCGGATGCTGCTAAAACGTCACAGACTTCCGCTGCTGGTTCTGCAAATACTGCCACTCAAGCTGTGACCACAATACAAGGTCTCAAGACTGATGTTGAGAAACTAAAGTCCGATACGCAGACCATTAAAAACAGTGCAGTCACTGAGACTACTAAATTAAAGGATGCTGCTGCCGCGTCTGCTACACAAGCGGCCAATAGCGCCACAGAAGCTGGTAAGCAGGCCACTAATGCTGGCACGAGCGCAACCGCAGCTAAGAAAGACGCAGACCGTGCAAAAACAGAAGCTGACCGTGCTGAAACTGCTGCCAGTAGCACACCAGAAATCCAACCATTACCAGATGTATGGATACCGTTTAACGATTCTCTAGATATGATTACGGGATTTTCGCCTTCATATAAAAAGATTGTTATTGGTGACGATGAAATTACGATGCCGGGCGACAAGATTGTTAAATTTAAGCGAGCGTCTACTGCAACGTATGTTAATAAGTCTGGCGTGTTCACAATTGCTGAAATCGATGAACCAAGATTTGAACGTGAAGGTTTGCTTATTGAGGGGCAGAGAACTAATTATCTGTTAAATTCAAATAAACCGCAGTCGTGGCCTATACACTCATCACTAAATAAAGAGTTTAGTAGCGACAATTTTAACTTCAACTATGCAACAGTATCGCCGACTAATAATATTATAGGGACAACAGGCGGCTACGCGATAATCAATGTTGCCACCAGAGATAGATTTAATCTACCTAACGGTGAAAGTTTTACTTTTTCTTGTCGTGCAAAAGGTAGCAAGTGCAGACTCAGAGCGCGTGTAGCTTACGCTGGTGATGGTGGTGCTGATGTTTTTTCAGCAGACGCATACCTTGACTTTGATTCAGTATCGGCTTCAGTAAGCGGTCAAACCAATCTTATTAGATCAAAAGTTGAACAGCGCGGAGAATGGCTTTATTTTGAAGTGACATACACGGCAGACGCTGATCGCAACGCCATAAACTGTGCTTTCTTTTTTGCTAACAAGATTAGAGAAGAACCATTTTATGAAGATTCAACGATGACGCTAGCTACACCACAAATTGAGCTTGGTTCATGCGCATCATCGTTTATTGTATCAGGTGGCACTCCAACTACAAGATCTAGTGACGTTGTGACCATTCCATCACAAAACAACCTTACTGTTAGGCCGTTTACTGTTCTTTGCGAAGTAAACAAAAATTGGACTACTCCACCAAATATAGCTCCACGTATATTTGATGTCGGTGGGCACCAAATTAATGATGATTATCTGTCACTTGGTTTTGTCTCAACAGGAAAGCTGGCCGCAAATGTCGGAATGATTCAACCGCTAATCGCTGTTGATGGTGATAAGTTTGTTGTTGGTTTAAGAGCTAAATCAGATTTATCTATTAATGCTATATTTAATGGCAGCTACACAACAGACCCTAACGGTAAAGTATTTGGAATTACAGCAACATCATACCGATTTGGAGGACAAACTGCTGCGGGGTCGCGCCATTTATTTGGACATGTTAGAAATTTCCGTATTTGGTTTAAAGAGTTAACCGACCGTCAGTTGAAGGAGTCAGTATGAAAGATATTATTTTAAAATTTAAGGATAAGAAAGAATACCAAAATTTCTTAACTAGAATAAATTGGCAAGATAATGAGGAGCTTCAGGACAAGATCCTCCTGGACGAAATTGGTTACACTTATACAAATATTTCAACTAGCGAAGAGGAAGAACCAATATACATTAGAAACGACGGTTACTTTGTTAACGTTCGTATCTTGAACTTTGACTTCAACCAGCAAATCTTCGATGGATATGTGGTTACATTAGATCAACCTTTAAGAGAATGGGCGTAAGGAATAATTATGGTGACTAAGACTATTATACCAACAGATATAACTACACTTAAACAAGATGTGAGTACAGCTAAGACTGACATTTCGAAACTCAAAGAGGATGTGTCTAACATTAGTTCGAAGAACGTATTTAATGAAAAGGTTGAAGTAGAGAAGGTTGTTTCTCCTCCGAGTAGTGGACAGACTAATAATGGGCCTGACTTAATTTCTACAATAAAAAGAAATACGGGCAGTATTGAGACTCAAGTTAAATACGGTTCTAGAGCAAAATATGGCTATCCATCACATGCAGTAATTGGCATCAAGTATTCTAATTCTTCCGGAGTTGTGGAGTGGCTTGTTGGTAGTGATGGTCACTTTTATTTCCCTGGCCCCGATGGGTATATTCATTCTGGTAACATGAATATACACTGGAATCAGGATTCCAATTCTTTTATATTTGAAAATACAAGTACAATAGATGTATGTCACATCGACAAATCGTTTGCATTTCAATGTGCTGGAACATCTGTGAGTAATGGTAGAATTCATCTATGGGGCAATGGTGGTGATCGAAAGGATGTAATAGAATTCGGTACAAGTGAAGGTTATTTATTTTATGCAGAACGTAATGCAAGCGGAGACAGAAACTTAACATTAAATAACGGAGCTATCAACTGCCGTGTCGTCAACCAATCATCGGATAGAGATTTAAAAGATAACATAACACCTATCAAAAATGCTACAGATAAAGTCAGAAAAATAAACGGGTACACGTACACTTTTAAATCAAACGGAATGCCTTATGCTGGTGTGATAGCACAAGAAATAATGGAGGTTCTACCTGAAGCGATTGGCAGTACCACGGTATATCCAGATGATAGTTCCGGTATAGATGGTAGTGAAGGTCAGCGTTTCTTTACAGTAGATTACTCTGCTGTAGTTGCACTTCTAGTTCAAACATGCAAAGAATCAGATGACAGAATAACAAAACTAGATTCCGAAGTCCAGGAACTCAAAGCTATTGTAAAAACTTTGTTAACAGATAGCGACACATCTTCAACTGACTTACCGTAAGATAAAAGCGCCTCTAGTATGGCGCTTTTATTTTTTATAATCAATATTTACAAAACAATTTACGCTTTACCTTGCGATTCCCCACTTTTGCTATATGCTTGCTCTGTAACGTAAGAGTTACATCAATTTAACAATCTAAATGGGGAATCCATATGTCTGACATGACTCTTATTCCGGGCGGTTTGGGTGGCGGTTTCGGTGGTGAAGCTGGCGCAGCGGCCGTTGGCGGTGGTATCGGTGGCTTAATCGGTTCGTGGATCGGAAATGGTTGGGGTGGCAATGTCGGTTGGGGTGGTCGCGGCGGTTGGGGTGGTGGTGTCGGTGAAGTTCAGGCTTCCGTAGATACTAACGCAATTCTGCAAGCCATCAATAACGGCAACCTGCAAAACATCCAGGGCCAGAACGGTACTAACCTGACTGTCGAACGTTCTGCGGCGTCCACCTTCAACGGCATTACTCAACAGAACACTCAGAACATGCTGGCTTCCGTTCAGGGCTTTGCTGGTCTGAACACTGAAATTCGCACTGGTACAGCGTCTGTCGTAGCTGCTGTCAATGCTGCGGATGTAAACGCGCTGAACCGTTCCTTCCAGGCTCAGTTAGCTGCTCAGGAATGTTGCTGCGAGACCAACCTGAACATCGAACGTCAAGCGAACGAAACCCGTGGCCTAATTCGTGATCAGTTTGCTCAGTCTCAAGCTGTTCTGATCTGTGATCTGAAATCTCAGTTGCAGGAAGCTCGCTTTGCGAACTCTCAGCTGCATCAGACCGCACAGCTTGATTGTAAGATCAATCAGGTTGCACAGCTCGTTAACTTCAAGCTGCCAACTCCTCCGACTCCTCCGACCGGTTGCTGTGGTTGCTAAGATCCTAAAGTGTGGTCAACTAAACGCCTCTCACGGGGCGTTTTTAAAAAGAGGTCAGACATATGGGTCACATTAAATTAGCAACATTTGCGTTACCACATATCCGTCTTCCAATGATTGCTTTACCGCATCTGGTTTACAAGACGGGTGAGCACCATACAGAGGAGCATCACGAACATGATAAACTTCATGCTAGAGATCATGAATCTATGGCAGTTATGGAAGATGTGCATGAGCGGATGGAACAACCTCCGTCAACTTGGGCGGCGTACAGTAGCAAGTCCGGCGGCATGATGTCAATTGTCGAAATGGAGTATCGTGAACTGATGGAAAAGAAAGCTGAAGGTTCACATACTGGTGTAGAAAAAGAACTAACTGATCTTGCTGCTGCTTGTATTTGTGCGCTCAAGAAAATGAAAGCGAAGTAAAAGATAGGAAGCCGACATGCAGAACATAAACAATGGTATGGGCGTTACTCAATTCAACGGTATGAAACCGAAAAGCTCCATCAGCGTTGGCGGCGTTGAATGGGCGTTACGTCGGGACGCTACCGATTCAACGACTGCATTTCCGCACCAAAAGGTCAGCTGGCTAAATGCTGGTTGCGAACCTATGGCAGATGGTCGTGTTCATTATTGTTGGATAATGGGTGTGATACCACCAACGCCAGGTACTATCGAACGTCCAGTGAATGTGATGTATGTTGGCTTCCACCAGTTTAAGATCACAATAGCTCCGAACTCCATTAGCCAATCCGATCTTGATCGTATGCACGTATATGTGAGCGATAATTCTGACTTTGCAGGTGAATTCGTAAGTAAGTTCTTAGGTCTGGAACCCGCGCAGCCTGTAGAATCCCGTGAGAGCATTAGCCCATGGCCACCAACGATAGATCAGAGCGTGTTACACGCGAATCCGCAAACTCCAGAACCTCAGGCACAACCTCAACCGCAAACTGTGGTCAAGCCAGAGCAGAAAGGTGAAGCTAAATGACGAAGAACGAAGGTATTGATAAAGTAGTTCAGCAACTGGCAATACGTGCCCATGTTGTAGTAGACGAAGGTCATTCCGAATTAGACATCCTAAAGTCCGCTTTCAATGACTTCAAATCCATGGGCTCTTTAACTGGTATTATGTCAGTAATGAGCTCAGGTAAATTAACTCAGCAACAAGTTGATGTTGCACAACGTATTGCTGTAAAGGTCTTGGCTGTGCTAGGCATCCAAGAATCAAATAAAAAACAAGAAAAAGAAGAATAAACAGAGGCAACGTGCGGCATTTTGGGGCATTTTATTGTGGGCCAGTACAAACGTATTGGCCCACTTTTATTAAGCGGCGTATGCGAGTTTTTCCAGCAATTTTTCCGCTTTAGCTATGTACACTTCGTGGTTGAGATCTGGCGGTAACTGGTCAGTGAGTTCCATCATAGGTTTACCCCCTGCTGTCTTACCGACACGACCACCGCTCTTAACTATCAGTATTTCAGGTACTTCCTCTTTTGTATAGTACCAGCGAACAACTTTACCTAATGGCTCACTATTCCATGCAGCGCCACCGTTAGCTGTCTTAATGCAAACAAACTTACGAATGTCCTGACACTCTGTGATAGTTTTAGCAATTGGTGTACCGTCACGGAGAAGGTTGACCACAGCATCCATAATGATCTCGCCTTCCGCGTTCTTAGCTAGACCTGTCTCTGCGAACCAACCTTTACGCTTGGCTTTACCATCCGCTTTGATTGCGACGTAGTTGTTAACGTTTGCAGAGTTAAGACGCAGGTACTGGTTCAATTCCATTTCAAAGCCAGTTGTCTCCTCCCACCACTTAATGATATCAGTCATTAATTGCTTCTTAGCTTTGCAAGGTTTAATAACGATACCATCCGTGTTAGCACTAACGACCTGAATACCGTTAAGCTCCAGTGTCTCAATGAGCATAAGCAGAGCTAACTGTCCTGTCAGCGTAGTCTGGATGATAAGGTGCGGTGCATAAAGGATAGAGAACGGTGAACCGAACTTACCATAAGAACCGTTGATAACGATCTTAAGAGTTTGTGCGGTCTTATCGTCATGAGCCATCTTAGCTGCAATACGTCGTTCTACGATCTTAACGAAGATATCGATAAAGCGTGGGCCCAGGTGCTCAGGATACAGTTGCTGGTTAATGATACATATCGGGTAATATGACGTCACGTCAGCATCCCACATCTCTTCATCGTCAGATGGTACAATCTCCATTAACTCTTCGCACGAGTGCAGACCACCGATACCCATGTTGTAAGTTGTCTGGTTGATCGTAAACTTCAAAGAGTTCATTGTAGATGGTTGCTTAATCTTACCATCTTCTGCAACTCGGAAGTAACTATCAAGCACAACCTGGAATACGGACTTCATTAGTGGCGTTTGGAAACCTAACCACACAGGAGGATTGTATCTGAAGGTTCTGCCGACTTCCACCATACCTTTCTGTGGAACGAAGCCTAGCATTTCCTTCATCTCGTGACGGATTACAGCTTCTGCAATCTGTGCATCAGATTTAGAGCGAAGATCTACTTTATACTCTTCACTCATAATCTCACGTAGATGGATCTGCTCTTCCAGTGAGTTAAACAGAGCCATTGTTGTATCAAGGTCGTTAATACAGTAGAAGCGTACAATAGCAATCTGTTCTATGGATAGCGCCCAATGCGGTGGAAATGGTAAGTCCTGGAGCTTCTGCATGTGCATACGGCCACCGTACAATTTCAGGGAACCGAAACCAGGAGCCACTTCTTGAACGTCGATGTGGTCAATCCAAAACTGTTTTACACCAAAGCTGTTAAGAATGTCCCACGGAGCCCACTCTTCCTGGATCATCCTGTCACTTGCTTCTTTCAGCTTGTCAACAGTCAGACCCGCAATGGCAAGGAATGTCATCGTATTATCGTAGTTTCTTGAGTTGAAACCAACAGTACGAAAGTTCTTCATTATCCATTCATACTTTTCCGTGTCAAGTGTCTGACCGGCAGTCATTTCTAGATAATAAACCTTACCGAACTTAACCCCTTTAAACGCTACAAGAAAATAGTTCTTATAGCATTCGATATCGTATACGAACGTTTCTTGTGCAAAATACATCTCCACTAATTCACCGTCTGTCATACGCGGATCATTAGCTGCAAAACGCATTGCTGCATCAAGACCTGGAAGGTAGTCTGGTCGCTCCCATACCCTTTCAACTGGTTGACGTTTTACTTTCTGTTTCTTCTCTTTCTTAGCGGGAGGCAAATCCTCCCAAAAGAAACCAATAGCATCTTTTCTCATAGACGAAATCCTACAATTACCCCACGTAGATTTTCACCATAAAAAATAATAGGAGTTGAAAGACCCCTTTCGTCCTTTTCATTGAAACGAGAAGCATCCCAATCCGTTGCAAGTCCTTTCAACTGCATAATAAGATCTATATTATACACGCCAATTGACTTAGATTCCCGGAACATTGCACTAGCACCGTCCAGCTCGTTGTAATGGGTACGCACAACACCATTTTCCATGTAAATACGCCCATCGCGTTCACAGAACGGTTTTATCTTTTCTAAGCAGTTAAAAAGCTCAGTATCAAGCGTATAGACGTTAGACCCCTTTTCTGTACGCTCAATTATCTTATCAATATTAGGCCACTTTAATTCCAACAATTGAGTACGCAACCAGCAACCGTCTTCGTAGTGAAATGTCATACTGGTATCTGTACATTGAATTCGCACTGGAGGCTTTTTAATACGCAATAATTCTTTGATGGCCATACGTGGCACAACACAATCGACAGGGAATACAGCACCGAACCAATATTGTATAATACTAGCGTTGTTGGTCGCGTACATACTGCCCTGTTTTACCAGCACGCCGCAAGACCACGGGCGGGAAGCATCGTCGCTTATAAACGGCGTTACGCGGCTTAAACCGTTGAGAAAAAGTTGACCGTCTATTTCGTGAATTGTTCCTTCTGGCTCTACGTGTGCAGTAGGTTTCTGAAGAGTATCTACACTTACCTTAAAGCCACCAGACTTAATGCTCAACTTACCGTTCGCTAACATTGTCATCTGTACAGCTTCGTCACATGCTGCAATAGCCTTGAGCATTGGTTCAGCTTTAGGAGTACAGTCAATATTCAGTGGTACTGGACTACACAATGAAATAGTTCCGTTGAACCCGCGAACAGTACCATCAACAATACGGAAGTGAGTTAAACCTTCCTGGAGTTCTTTCTTAGCTACAGAACCCTGAACAAACTTTAAAGCATCAAGTAAATCCATAAGTAACCTTACTCGTCGAATAAATCCTGGAGACGTTCGTTGAACTTCCCATTGTGGTTAGCAAGAATCATAGCGTTGACCACACCATACGCCCATAAATTGTATGCAGCGCGCGATTCGTATATCGTTGAAAGTCGTTCGTATGTGAAACCTGACTCCTCTAAGTAGCGTAGAACGTTATTCTGTTCTATTTCTGAAAGGTTACAGATATGCTGCCCTTGATAGTGACGTGACGGAGATTTTTCAGACACCTGCATTGGACCCCACTTAGGAGTTTCAATAGCACCAAACGCCGCAGATTGAATCCAGGAGGATGAGTCACAGGAATACCACGGATAACGCTCCATAAGCGGACGGGACGTAATACCAAAACCATGGACTTTAATCTTAGCGCGTCCGCTACCGTCCACAAGGTGTTTATCCCATACCCTGTCCAACCATACCTGAAGTTGCTGCGTACTTGCTCCAACAAGACCACCGAGAGTGATATATTCATAATTTCGTACATAATGGTCCAGGTATTCAAAAGGTTCGCCTGCGTGGAAGCATGGTAAAGGTCTTACACCTCTGGCTTCCATCTCTTCCTGGTTGCGCCACGTTTGAAGTGGATCTCCGATACCATCGAGTACAGAAGCCATAAGCGAACCATCTTCTACACGGATGATATCTATGTTTCGTTGGATGTAATCACAGTATTCTTTAACAGATAACGTAACTCCCAAAGTGTAAGCTGAGAACGCTCCTGAGTCGAGGAATATCTTGGCCCCATCGGCACGCATGGCATCAACATAGGATTGTTTTCCAACGTAGTGCCAGGATTCAAGAATGTTTGGAATATTCTCGACAACACGTTTTTCTTGTTCGTTGAGTTTGACATAGCGGTTCATTCCTGGTTTATAGCTGTTCGTATATACGGCAGCCATATAAATCTGAAAGGTATAGTTGATATCTTGTCTGTGCATTGTTCACCTAACAAATAAGCGCCCGTAGGCGCTTATTATATTAAAGATAATGTATGATTCGCAAATCAGTTACTTTTTACACGCTTCAAGAAATTCCCGACGCCATGTATCACCAGTCACGTCCGGTAATACACCATCGCCCAATGCAGTACGTCCGCGGAATGCTTTAGTGATGGTTGAGCTGCCACATACCTGTTTAACACCGCGCGACTCCATGCACATATGTTTTGCATCGATGTAGACGCACACAGCTTTCGGCTCTAAATGGTCACGGATGGCGTCCGCAATCTGGTTAGTTAGACGTTCTTGGACTTGCAAACGTCGAGCGAAAGCATCAACTACCCGAGATAACTTGCTGAGACCGACAATTTTTCCATTTGGAACATATCCAACCACCGCATGACCAATAATAGGAGCCATGTGATGCTCACAATGACTATATACAGGGATATCGCGGACGATGACCATTTCATCGCAGTTTTCCCCACCATCTTCAAATGTCTTGAACAGGGATGCGATATCGACAGAATAACCCCCGAACCATGTAGCATAAGCCTTAGCTACACGATCTGGAGTTTCTACTAAACCTTCACGAAGATCAGTAGTATCGTACCCTTCAATAACAGATAGAAGATTTCTTACAGCTACTTGAATTTGATGCTGATGAGATTTCAACTCTAAATAATTTACATTTGACATGGTTTACAGTTTCCTTGTGTGGTCAATTATTTGCAATAGTTAACATGGCATTTGGACGTTTCTTCAATGGTGCATTCTATCAATTCAACACCATATTGGTCAAGCAGTTGAGGACCAATTACGTCAACCATATATGCAGCTAAGTTTTCCGCAGTTGGGTTGAATGGTAAAGCTACCAAAGAATTAAAGAAAGGATCGTAATCTTCATCCGTCACTAAATTGTTCTCACGTGCAAACTTAGTTGATGCAACAACAATGAGCGAATTAATCATGCTGTCTTGTTCCCAATGCAGGAACTTATGATCCCAGTTATCTTCCAACCACTGGCAAAGCGTAGTTTTAACCACACTAAAGTCGATAACGCGACCTACGTCGTCCAAGGATCCTTCTAGAGCAAATCCACTTACAGACTTAACGTAGCCTTCCGACAATGTTTTCTTTGGTGCAACTTTAAAATGGAACTTATAGTTGTGACCATGAAGATGGCGACACTTACTTTCATGCCCTACGACACGATGCCCAGCGCAAATCTCATGTGAACGAATAACAGTGTAACCCATTTTTATTCCTCGTTTTCGTATTTAATAACTTCTTGTGCGTTATTAATATTAAACGCAGTCCGACGCATCATGCAAGGGCCACAAGTACCGCAATGTAGATCCCCGTTACGGTAACAGCTCCAGGTGTGCTCCAACGGGGCCCCTAAACGTAGGCCTGTAGCGACAATTTCGTGCTTCATTAAGTTACCTACTGGCATGAGCACTTCAACGCGCTTACCGTCGCCTACAGCGAATGGTAGCACCTGATTAAAGCGGTTAATAAACTCAGGCTCGTTGTCCGGATAGGCTCCAGCTTCTTCTAAGTTGTTACCAAGAACAATATAGTCGAAACCATTAGCTTCTGCGTATGCAGTAGCAACAGAAAGCATCACAAGGTTACGGGCTGGAACCCATTCATGGGCAAACTCAGCGCCTTCTTCACCGCCCGCAATTGCAGCATCTTGATCAAATAACGGGCTATCTTTCTTATCGTAAATTGGGATTGGGAATTCAACTAATGGAACTTCCATCACTTCCGCAATTTTACGAATAGCCTTCAACTCGTTAGTTTCAGCACGACAACCATACTGGAAGTTAATCAAAGTAACATCCAAACCGTTGGACTTACACATCTGAGCTGCCACTGTGCTGTCCATACCACCACTGGCGACAACTAACGCCCGTTGAGTCTGCTTATTTGGAATAAGATCGACCTCGCTGCATACACCAGTCGATGTGACCACATTACAGGTGTAGGGTTTCAACATTTGCTTAATAGCGCGGGTAGGTAACATGTCTTCCTGACTGGCGAAATACATACCCGTATGAGTCTTACCAATCCAAATTGGACGGTAATTACATGCTGCAAACACATACCCAGGAATTGAATCATGCGTTGCAAGGATTGCGTAACTCCCTTTCAACTTGCGAACAACTTCATGGAATACGTTATAAAGGTAATTTAAATCAGACAGACACATTTCATCTGTTGAAAGTGTGCATTCTGCTAACTGTTCAACAATTGCAGCACTATCAATCTTAGTCTGCAGTGCATAGGTACGAAGGTCTTTATCGTTCGCAATAGTACCGTTATGAACAATAGTCCAACTATCGAGATGATACGGTTGTTGATCCCATTCGTTCTTGTCGACGACCCACTCTGTAGTCGGTTCAGCGCGAGCGTTACCAATCATTGTGAAGCTACCAATAGCTCCAGCGTGAGATGCAATGCGCCCGACTTTAACAAGACGTTCCAGCGATGTTTCCTTACCGACGCTGACGATACGTTGCGGGTGTATACTGTGGTCACCATGCGTGAAGCGTACACCAAGACCATCACGACCACGGTTAATACTAGCTTTAATAAGATCGTCAATGTCGTTACGGATGATAAGACTTTCAGGTTGACCGTTAGTAATGACACCAAAGATAGAGCACATATTATTTACCTTCCTTAACCATTTCAATTTCACGCTCAACGGATACAATAATATCGTTGAGGTCTTCCAGTAAGTCTTTATGTCCACGTTCACCAGCACACAGCACTTTCTTCAGTGCATGTTGCATGGGCCCACTGGTTACATTAAATGCTTTAATTACATCGTACACGTCAACCCATACATCAATTTCAATTGGGCTACCGTTAATATCATGCGATTCAAAAGTCTTGATTTTGCGCATATATTTATTTGGACGTGGAGCTTTAATATCCTGGATACAATCCGTGTCGATAAACGCTTCATTAATGGATACTTCCGGATCACCTTCTTTGTTACGATCAACTTTAAAGACGCTCGTAAGTACATCTTCCATGATACCAGCTAATTTCTGAGTAGATGTTGTGTACTTCTTCACATTTTCTGCTTCTTCTGCTGCTTTCTGACTTCTACTGACAGAAGTATTAATACGCCATTTATAAAGTGCATTACTTGGAGGCGTCACATGCGTGTTGTAAACTGTCTTTAAACCCATGAGATCTTGTCCATCCATACCTTCAATAAAGACAGTAAGTGTAGGACTGCTATCATTCAAGACATCTACTACATATCCTTCTCGAATTACAGATGCAAGAGCTGCATGGGACGCAGCCTGTGAAGCTGTGGTCACATAATGTTTTACAAATCCGTCTTCATCGAACAGACACTGGTTTAACACATTTTCTGGAACAATTTCACCGAGTAATTGAACGTGCTTATTCATAATAATTTACCTTATTAGTTGAACATACCATGTCTTCTAGCGCGTTGACCGTCACCAGCATAATGGTCATTAGCCACAGCAATCATCCACGCGTTTTTGAATATGTATAACTTCACTCTACACCTAAATATTTGTGGATCTGCAATTGCACGATGTAATTGTGCTTGATTGCATATTTAACGACAGCTTGGGCGTTTGCTTTATTAGCATCGTCGTCCTGTTCATCCATAGGTTGAAGATAAATGTTACCTTTAAAGTGTACAGGCGGACGTGCGATAAATGGTGTCGCACGGTGATCCAGTGCCTGCAACGGTAATCCATCTTCCTCGTTGACGTTTCCGCTTTTCATTACATATTTGAAAGCATCCGCTCGAGCGGAAACGCTAGGGTGAACCTTTGCTGCCTTAGGACTACATACTACCACACAGTTATAGTTGAGTTCACGCGGGATAGGCATAGTTCCGTTAGTTTCAACCTGTACACGATATCCTTTCATATCGATAAGGTAGTTGATAAAATTAACAACTTCAGGTTGACGGAAAGGTTCGCCACCAGTAATAACAACTAATTTAGTCTTGGCTTCACCAGTGACACGAACAATCTCCTGCCAAATATCACCGTGACTCATCTTCTTACGATTAGACGTATAGTTTGTATCGCAACCTGGGCATTGCAAGTTGCAACCAGCTAATCGGACAAATACGGCAGGTTGACCACAAAATGGGCCTTCGCCTTGAATGGTATGAAAAATGGAATGTACGTCAAGAATACCACGTTCACGAACTAACTTCTCAGGATCCTGAGTATTAATAATTTTCATATGATTTCCAAATTTGGCTTGAGCCCAGTGGTGGGCGATAATGGCTTGTGCAAACATTTGAACCTCGGGGTAAGATAACAAAGGGGCAGTAAATGCCCCTTCTGAGTTTCCGAAGTGTCTACAGATTACTCTGCAGATTTCTGAGACGGAATTTCTACGTTAGCGGCCGCCTGTGCAATATTAGCAGGTACTGGAACTGATACGCGACCAGTAATGCCCATGTATTTCTTCCAGCGAGCGTATTCCGCTTTGACGTTCGCTTCGTTCAGGCCTTTGTCCAGTGCAACCGGAAGAACGTAGCTGATCGGTGCAGTCTGGCCCAGCTCCAGTGTGACAGCGTCAAAGATATCCCATGCAGCACGGCACAGAGTGCCAACACCAGGCTTACGAATACCATTCTGTTCCGGCTCTTTCTTAGCTTCACGTTCTGCCGCTTTACGAGCGCGCTCTTCGTCTTGCAGACGTTTCTTCTCAGCGCGTTCTGCGTCACGTTGCGCTTTTTCAGCGGCTTTAGTGGCTTCGCGGGCAGCGGATACACGGCCTTTAACATCTTTCAAAGTGGATTCAATACCAGAAACCAGATCTTCAGATGCTGCAACGGCAGTTTTCAGTTGATCGTTGTCTTTAACTTTACGTGCTGCCGCTTTAACAGCTTTCAGACCTTCTTTAGCGGTCTTCAGTTGAGCGGTAACTACACCTTCAACTGCTTTAACTTCGTCCAGCAACGAACCTTCGTTCAGGGTCGCGAACTGTTCTTTAACAGCGGACACAGCACCTTCGATTACATTGTAACCGGCAGTAGCTTCGTTCATTGCCGCGTCAACTTTAGCCTGCAATTCACGTGCTGCTTTTTCTTCAGCTTCACGTTTTTTCTTTGCTTCAGCTTCTTTTGCTGCTTTCTTTGCTGCTTCTTCTGCTTCCAGTTGCTCTGGAGTTTTCTCTTTAGCCATGATTTAAATCCTCACAGTGTGGTTATTGGTTGTGAACTACGTTCTAAGTGGTTGCACTATAACCCCTCTAAAAGAACTATGCAATATTTTAGTTAATTAATTTAAGCCACGTTCTTTTACCCAGACCCCTAATGTATTACTTGATGTATTACGCTTCACACCTTGTGCCTCTAAACGATCCATCATTTGTTTTCTAAGCTGAAGGATTTCCTTCTTGTCAAGAGGTTCACCAGCTTCTTTCCACATTTCGTCAGCAACAGCGAAAATAATATCGCGAGTGCCGGCTGTACGCGACGTTGCGGCACGTTTTTCGTTTGCCGGTGCGCTAGTACCTTGCCGCTCTTTTGTCGGTGCCCATGCCCGTTGTATGCCCATATTTGTTTGTACGGTTGGGCCGTCAATGATGGTGGATTCCAATGAACTATCATTCCGTACTTGAATATTAGGCTCCTCCCCCAAATCTGGAACAGAGCTGCCTTCGCGGTACATGCACTCACCCTCTTTATTACTAGTAATTGCCCAGTCCGCTTGTTCAGCCACATCCGCATCTATTACTGTCTCCGGTATTTCATTTAAAAAGTAATGAATGATCTTACTGATCATTTTCTTTGGATATAAAGCACCTTGCTTATTACCCGTTAAGTTGATGTACAAAAGTTGCATTTGCACATCATCGAACTCTTTATACAGTTCTTCAACTTCTAATGGAAGAACTACAGAACTTTCGCTACAGCATAGAATTCCATACTCATGAAGACGTTGGAAGTTTGGATGCTTAGCTAATATCTGCATCCGATCGTAATCAATTAAGACGTACATGTTAATCCTTCCACCACTCGGGCCCACAATACATTCCACGTAGTTCTTCACGAATGTAATTTTCAAACTCGTCTTCAATGTTGATTACTTGACTTTCGTGAAAAACTGCCACACCATGAATAAATCGTTTAGCTCTTTCCCCTTTAATTACACCGTAACCTAACTCCTCCCACTCTTTAAAAGTCTTCCATTCACCTTCTTCCGGTGAATGGTCGTCACTTCTAAACGTCATCTTTACCATATAAGCCTCAAAATGGAATGTCGTCATCAAAATCTGGTGGTAGCTCTTTACCGTTACCAGTAAGAATATGTTGATTAGACGTAGAATGCAATACTGTCGTACGGGAATCAGTCTGTTCATCTTCATCAAACTTATTCGTATAACTGCCACCAAACTGGGACAGACCATTCATTGCTGCGATCTGTACAACCGGACGTTCGTTTGTTGCTTCTTTCTTACCGAATTCACTACCATCGTAACAACTATTCAACACTTCAGGGAATTTACCCTTTAAATTGACATAAATGTGCGTCGGTACACGAAGTTGGCTGACCACATTGAGGGCTTCGTCAATGTTAGCTGGGATTGCCAAGCTACAATGCTCACGCCACCAGTTACGCGCTTTCTTACCTGCAAAGCCAGTATGGAACAGGCAGATGTATTGTTGAATAGTTTGTGATCCGCAAAGATAATCAACACGAAGTGTCGGTGGCTTAGAACGGTCACCCCTGTTCTCATGACGATAGTAACTCACCATATCAACTTTCAACACTTCAGTAACTGGTAAATCGTTCTTGATAATAGCTTTCGTACTTGCACTCGCCATCAGTTTCTTCTCAAAAGTAAACTCATGACCGCAATAACCAGCACGACACGCTTTATTATTTGTAATTGTATAACCTAATCCTTGTAGATAGAGTATTTCTTCATGAGACATGCTGCTTGTGTCGAATGGTTTTAACCCACCACAGTAGCGAACTGACGCATGGTTCCATGTCTTACATACCGGGCATTCTTTGACAGGTGCAGCGGATTTTCCTTTCTGTCCTGGACGCTTAGGAATTACAGGGTCGTTAATAGGCCCAAGACGTCTCGTATTACCTGCGTAATCCAATACAAGACAGTTCTGTTTGTGCGAAGCCGAGATAGCTTGCAAACGACCTTCCGTTGTGGTCAGATCAAAACCATCAGCATAATCAGGTCGAGTACCACGTCCAAGCATTTGAACCCATAGGCGGGAAGATTGAGACGGTCGCATACCAATTATTAAGTCAAGACCCGGATGGTCAAAACCTGTCGTTAATACGTTGTTGTTCGCTATTGCCTGCAAACGACCAGCTTTAAAGTCAATAAGGTACTGGTCACGCAAGGCTTTCGGTGTATCACCAGTTACAACTTCACAACTAATACCGCGCTCATTGAGATAGTCTTTGACATCTTTTGCATGGTCTACACCAGCGCAAAAGATAAGCCAACTCATTCTATTCTCTTCTTCCGCAATACTAATTGCATCATCTAATAAATGGCGCGTTACATCAGGGTCATTTACAACCTTCTGAAGTTCACTTTCAATGAACTCACCGCCTCGAGTATGAACACCACTTACATCATACTCTTTCTTTGTTTTACGTGGTACTAACGGAACCAGATAACCTTCATCAATGAACCAGTTGAAGCACTCTACGGTACACGCGTTAAATACAATTTCATCAAATAGAGCGTTAGGTGCATAATCATCCTTGATAATAGAACCAAAACCAAGACGCCAACTTGTAGCAGTGAGACCGATAATCTTTAGATATGGATTCTTTTCACGAATCTGCGCAAAGAACTTCTGATAACTTGTTTGCTGATTTGGACTAATAAGGTCACATTCGTCAACTATAATAATATCAACGTCCTCAAAGTATTTAGCTTGTTTTGCAACAGACTGAATACCTGCGAACGTTATCATTGCGTTCTTATCTTTGCGACCCATACCAGCACTATAAATACCAGTCGGTGCTTCAGGCCACAACTTCTTGAATTTATCGTGGTTCTGGTCTATCAATTCTTTTACGTGAGTAATTACCATCATGCGGGTACTACCCCAGTTATCATGAATTGTCTTTAATAGACCAGCAATTACAAGGGACTTACCAGTCCCTGTAGGCAACAAGATAACAGGATTTCCTGACTTTTCACCATGCTTGATGAAATAGCGCAATGTACTATTTACAGCTTCTTGCTGATAATCACGTAGTTTGAACATTTACTCACCGTAATAATCTGCTGCTTCGTATTGACCACATGCTGCCATCTGATCTTCCTTCGTTAATACACCTTCAGTTCCATCGGTGATGTATGCAGTAGCGGAAGCTACTTTGATTGCACATCTCCAGGTTCCATCTTCAAGCGGATAAGAGTGCTTACAGGTGCGACAGTTAACTTCAGGCATCTTATTGTTGCGACATACCGCTTTGTGGTCACACCATTTGCATTTATAGTAAGACTTACTTTCATTAATCTTAGGTGGTGGGCATTCTGCCAGTGCAATTACAAATCCACGGTCTTTGTAGCGTTCTGCGGTTTCTTTATCAAACGGTACAAGCTCTGCCCAAATCTCGTCCGTGTTCTTATTAACTGCAATATAAAGAGCGGCTGGGAGCCCATAGTACAACATGTATTCCTGCATCTGAACATAGTGCTCCCATTTGGATTCCATCACACCATTAACAACAAGTTTCTTGAACGAATCATTATTGTGCGTTTTCATCTCCGTTAAGATTGGTGTAGAAGGTTGCGGCATGTCAGGACAACCAATGACAATACCATCTATCGCGGAGCCAAAGTGCCCATTGAGATAGCTAACTCGATACTGGCTGCCATTTTCGTCTTGCTGGATGACTTGCATACCGGCGGTAAGTAATAAGGCCACGAAGCGACCTTCTTCAAGATGCCCGCGATTGAATAGACGTAAGGTTTTACCGTTAAAGTGTGGTTTTGTTGCCCATCGCCACCCGTAGAAGATTGCTCTACTACACTCTTGCCCGATAAGACTAATCCCAAGATGCGAACGGAATCCGCCATCTCCCTCTCTATATGCGTCTTCAATATGCGGTAATACTTTTCCGAGCCATACTCTGTAAGCGGATCCTTGATCTCGTTCAATACAGTCATTGAATAACTCCATGGTCTTAGTAGCAGGATAAAAATGTGGCATATCATAATCCTATATAGAAAAATAAAGCTCCCGGAGGAGCTTTATTATAACATGATTTTTAATTACTGTGCAGCGTCATCGCCTTCAGTGGAACGTTTCCACGGTGGAGTCTTGGTCTGAGCTGCTTTAGCGATATCGTCCTGGACTTCAGGTTCTGCATGGTTAGCAGTACCAGTGTTCTGAGCTTGAGTTTGCGGTTGCTCTGCTCCAGGCTGTACCTGCTGAGTTGCCCAGTTAGGCTGTTGTGTGGTTTGTTGCTGCGGCTGCTGCGCACCAGTAGCCCACGGTTGAGATTGCGCCGCACTGTTAAAATCAACTGTTCCAGACTGCTGCGGCTGCTGCCCAAATGCACCCGGGAAACCCTGCTGCTGTTGTTGCTGCGGTTGCTGGAACCCCTGAGTCTGAGGTTGTTGCTGCTGTTGCTGCGGCTGCTGCCCAAATGCACCCGGGAAACCCTGCTGCTGTTGTTGCTGCGGTTGCTGAGTACCACCGAACGCACCGCCACCAAATGCTGGAGACTGTGCTGCCGCTGCCGGAGTTGATTTAGGCAGGTTAGCCACATCCGCTTTAGTTGCGTATACAACGCCTTCCATATTATCAATTGCTTGATAAATCTGAGGTTCGTTGTTTGGCTCATAGCCAGGTTGCTGACGAACTTTTACTTTCAGGTTGAACGGAATACCGTGCAGTTGTTCGGTATCGTTCCAAACTGGAACTTTAACAGCACGAGATAACTCTGCCAGTTCTTCCATTGCAATCTGTACAGCGACAGGGTTCGCGTTTTTGACGTTGTAACCGCCAAACATTACACGACCAGCAAAATCACCCTGCATAATCTTAAACTGAAGATTCAGACGCGCACCGCCTGGAGTTTTAGTCGGTTTGATCTCAGAGTTTACAATCTGAACAACATACCAACCAGCGGGCATCAAACTATTGTGTTGACGCTCTGCGTGTTGTCCAGCGTTAAATTGCATTCCTAAACCGGCCATTATTGTACCCCTTTGATTTTGTTAATGATTGCACCGAGATGTGGATATTCCATCTGTTCTAACGAACCAGAACGATCTTTACATACATTTGACAGATCTGGTCTGGTCAGCAGATAACGAAAATCTGCTTGAGTATTTTGGTCTTTACCAACACTAATTTTGAAAACTTCATCAAAAAAGTATGGTAATTCTGGACCTAATTTTGCACCAGGCATAGAAGGGCCATAAGACGTAATACCTGTCAACTCGTCCTTATTACGGGACATTTTAGCTGCCATGTATACGTTAAGTCCAGGGATATCTCGAAAAGCACGAACCAAAGTTTGCATCTTCTCAATGAGATCCCCATAAGCCTGACGCGGATCTTTCACAGTACGCTTCGCATTGTTAAGGCACTTTTCAGCAATCTCAGTAAGTGAATCCAGCGCAAGAGACTGAAAGCGCGGTAAACCATCTTCACCTACAGGATTGTTTGCAGGGTTAGTTGCCCAAACATAAGCCTGCTCCACATCCTGAATATTTTCAACCGTAATGGTTGGAATATCGTAACAGATATCTGGTCTGTTTTCACCAAACACACGAGCAATGTTATTCGGTGTTAAAGACAGAAGCCCAGACTCTGCAGAAATCAGCAACGGTCTTGGAAGAGTTGCTGTAAGCATGGTCTTACCCATACCGGATTCACCATACACAAGCATCTTGACACCAGTGTCCAGAACTGCCTGCGCGGTAGTTGTAAATTGCATAAGTTATTCCTTGTGTGGTTACGGTTGCAATACTAGGACCTAATTAACTTGAATGCAAACGTGATTATTCACTAATATCTGTTGGGTCACGGAAACTTTGATGCGTAGGAATACGCAATTTGTCCTTCATACCATGAGCAAAGAATTTCCATTTAGAAATCTTCCCAATGAATTCATCAGGATGCTCAAAATAATATTTACGTTCTTCGTGCGTAAGACGACCAGCACCTACACGCATCTCTTGTCCGACTTCAATAAGACCTTCGAGGCCTTCTGGCACTGTAAGCACACGTACATCAAATGAGCCAACCATACCATTTGGAACCATATTGGCTTGATGACTTGAACGATAAGTCTGCCCTAATTCATTAATCTGGGCTTCATTCTCATTGGTGCAACCTTCGATAATACGAATGATCTCACCTTCACCATCAGTGAAACGTTTAATGCGGAGATAACCGCCTTCACGCTGCGTACTACGACCCCATTTATATTTCGCTTCAAGGTCACGGATAATAACACCTTCGTATCCCATATCAAGCCAAATATTTTCCCACTCCAGGAGTTCTTGTTCGTTGTTGACCACATACAGTGGAACAAGCTTCACGTCCATTAACTCGCCGTTAGCGTGGCATTCGTCCACGTACTTCTTGAGCATATCATAACGCTCTTTGTACGGTAGATGCGCGACATTTGGTTCGCACAAATCAAACACATGCCACGTCCAAACGTATTCACCTTCAATTTTAGATGTTGCACTACTTGTCTTGCGACATAAATCAAAGTCCGTTTCGTTCCCAACGGCAAGCTCACCGTCCATACCATCATAGATGGGAGATCCAAATACCTTTGCGACCTGCTTATTTGCAAAAGATTTAAGACTTCGTCCAACAAGCTCCCCAAACGGTTTCATCCCACGAACTCCGTCAATTTTAGGCATGATGCCTACGGGATATTTCTGTTTAGCTGAATCCCAATCTGTTGCTAGATAAGGTTTAAATCGAGCCATTGAAATTTACCTTTGTGTGTTCCCGAACAAGAAGTTTTAACTTCCTAACCCAAGATTGCTGTTTCTCAATGTTAACTTTCTTCGGTTTAGGAATAACGGATTTTGCTGTATCTACTTTTAATTTATCGTAGTCCATGCGTCGTCTACCTGTTCGCATGTGCATACCCGCAATTTCATCGCACTTGTCTTGTGCAAGGCTACGGGAATCCATCCTACCTGAATGACCTTTAACATGACGGAATTGGAAACTAAGCCTATTCTCGACAATAGTATCCATGAACCATTTATATACTTGCTGCTCTTCTCCTCTCGGTGGACGTTTACCTTCGAACATATGGATAGCTGCTTTGCAATCCGTCTGGAACAATATAACGTCGTTTGTGTAGATAAGTCCAGCCTCTATACCATGATATAAACCGTTAGCTACTGCAATACATTCAACTACGGTATTATCTGTGTGACCATGTGCAGGGCCACCAAAAGCCTTCTTACCCCGTTTGGAGGCTACCCAAATCCCATAGCCTCCACATTTAGTACGGTGACAAAACGACGCATCCGATATTATCGTGATGAGCATTTAACCCTTCTTAACAGCGATCTTAACCTGTGGCGAACCCGGAGTTGTGGTCACACATTCGTCAAAGATCGCCAACTGTTCAGCTGTGAGCTTACGATATGCAGCCACACGGAGTTCTACTTTAGTTTCAGTAACTTCGTTGACATCCACACCAGCTTCAATAAGGTCTGGCAGAATCTGACTAAAGATCGCCTTATCAACTTTACGCGTATAAGGTTGAGTAACAACAAGATCATCACCTGTATCAAGTTTAATCTTGTTAGTATTTTCGTTAAGACCATCTGGAAAGAAGACGCTAACCACACTTTGGCGCAGTGCGCGTTCTTGCGCTTGTACTTTGGCTAATTCTTCTTTCTTAGAATACCAGTTGTAAAGGAGTTCGTACTTCTGTTCTTCAGTTAAGTTCATTTCTGGTAACTGGACCATGTTATCGCCCTCGTTGTTTGCTAGTAGGGGTATAATACTTAGAATTAAATTCCTTGTAAATACCCCTAAATATGATTACAACTTACCAGTAGAACCAAAACCCCCGCGACCTGTTTCTTCTACAATACCAGAAACAATGCGCGTACGAACCAACTGCACAAGACGCGCTTGTGCAATACGTTCGCCAACCTGGACTGTGTAAGGTGCATAAGAGTCATTATGCAGACGTATTTTCAACTCGTCGCGGTAATCATGATCAATGATACCCGTACAATTACCTAAACGAACCCCGTGTTTAAACCCGTGACCGCTACGTGAATAGACTTCCATACCGTAACCATGAGGGATCTGCAGCTTAATACCTGTGTTGAACGTATAAGCACGACCGGCATAAATAGTTACAGGTTCTGGTTCATCCGCATAGATATCAAAGCACATAGAACCTGGAGTGGCAAATCGTGGTATTTGAGCAGTGTCCGTAAGGAGTTCCACAATTAGCTGTTCCACAGCGCCATCTTGAACCGCAATAGTACCTTTGACACTTACATCTTTGATAATATCAGACATATTGTCTTTCTTAGTCATGTTTTTCACTCTCTTTATTAGACAGACGTTGTTCCCATTGTTGCTTTAACTGATAATAACGATAAGCGTCCTCACCAGTTTCAGCTTCCCGTTGCATACGTTCACACCATTGAACGGGACTTTCCTCACAACTCACTTCTTACACCTCCTAAGCGTGGCCGTTTCTCTTAATGTATTCGTAAGCATGTGATTTAAAGATTATCCGAAAATCTTCCAGGGATATTTCACATCTCGGCGGATCTTCGGGGTGATGTTTCGCTTCATCAGCGAAAAGCATGATAGGGTTCATATACAGGACTACGCGCCAGGGCTTTTTATTCTGACGGTACATAAGAACTGGAAACTTGTCTGCTTCCAATGCACTCTTAACACACTGCGCCCACCATGTGTTAATTGATAGCTGCTCCTGTCGTTTAACTTCTACCGCATAGAAACAGGTATTTGTGATATCGCAACCACCTACAGCACTCTGATTCTGGTTACGTTGTGCTATGGGCTTTTCTGGATAAGTCATTCCAAGAGCGGCGTAAACTTCTTCGTAGATGTCATTAAAGAATTTACAAATTTCACGCTCACCTGTCTGACCTTTAGTACGAGGATTAGCTCCCATGTTATAAATCTCCATCCAAAAAATAGGGGGTACACAAGTACCCCCGAAAGCGAAGCATATAATAGATAATAACATGTCAGCGAGAGGCAGCCTTCGAAAAGGGGTAATCTACCAACCACTCTCGCAAATAATGTTAACCTGTTTACGTGTTTGATTACAATACACGAATTCGTCAGAATTCACAGGTCATACCGTACATTTTTGCCAATGGCCCATAGAAAATGACAGCGAAGTGCAGACAACTTCCAACCCGTCATCATCACGCACCACGGGCAAAGCTAGGCCGCTGCGGGCGTTATGTACAGTGCGGTGTACTCTATACACAGAGTTATGCGTAAAGCGCCGCGTGTTCGCGTTTGTGCAGCGTAATAACGCTCCGATATGTACAAGTGGAGCAGGCATAGTGAAGCCAATCATTAGATCCTTCTCTTTCTTATTAGGCTGGCGTACAGTTACATTCATTGTGTCGTCCCCTCATTTAAAGATTCCAGACGCTCACCTAACAAAATGAGCGATTTAATTTGATGCGGTTTCTTACCAAGATGTTCAGCAATGTGGTTATAAGTAAAACCTTTCTCCCGCATACGATAAGCAGTAATAGCGGCATTGCGATTGCGGATATCGGTTTTCTTACTCATGGTAAACTAATTCTCCTTAATTTAGCTTCAATACGATTAATTAACATCGACATACTACGATCTGCAACCATATGATGCGGTTCGTAGTAACCATATGCCCAATAGTTTACCTCTTGCCCACAATGATTACAATTAATCTTTGACTCGCACACAGGCGAATAGTAGCCATCAATTTGATCTACGACGGTCTCTGTAAACTCAGTGTGACCACACTTTGGGCATCGTACGCACTTCATTTCCTTGTCGTAGTTTGAGCGAAAAGTATAAGGCTTCCATCCTAATACTTTATATATTTTACTAGGCATTAGTGTAGATTCTCTTTAGGTTGTTCTTCGCTCGTCATAAGATGAGCTAATACGCTACATGTGTTTGATTTCTGCCAGGCTTTCTCAATTTCATCTAACGCGGATTCTGGTTTACATAAGCGATAGGCTTCTATGAAGGAATTCTGGGCTGCTTCAATGATTGCCAGAGACACTAACACTCTTTCGTCTATCATCGTCATCATTTCTTCACATTTATCACACATATTATTTCTCCAACTCAATAATGTTTAGAATAATAACAACATCAAAGGAATTTGATTCTTTAAGGTGTTGAACAATACCTTCAATCGTGTCCCTGCTAATACACGGAGCCTTTACAAATACATGTCCAAATCCTGGAGATATCATGTGACCTTTGTGGTAACTATAGGATACGAAGAACTCCCTCGTCTTTTGTTCACAAACTACTAATTCTTTATCTGCCATTTAAACACCTCAAAGTTAGAAGAATGTACCAGTAAGCACATACAGGACAGCGTCACGTAGTGTTGGTAACAAAGGCGAGCAGTTAGGAACACTGTAGAATTTACGTGATCCAACTTTAACACTGACGATTGTAATAGAACGTTTATTGCGCTCTACTGCGTAGAGACCACCACCGAGACGACGGACTTTATACAGAGGTTGATGCTTTTGCATGTTTTAACTCCTTTCGTTTATTTGCTGACACGTATGGCTCTACCTGTTAAGAAGGTGTATCCACAGTGTCGCATTAAGTCACGTTCTTCTATTACACTTCGTAACTGGCGTGACAGCGTTTCATAGTAAGGACGGACTTCGTTCTTACTTATGGCTAAAGCATAGGCGAACAGTTGTTCCGAGTCAATACGATTAGACTTGATTCTTTTGATTGCCTGCTCAATTCCTGGGAATTCCTCATCCTGGTATAGAGCACCGTACACAATTTTAATAGCTGCTAGATTGTAACTGGACATTTGACCCTCGGACGTAAAATAATTCTTGATACCTATTGCATTCCTAAGGAAATGCTCTATAGTATGTATTATACAGTTTGTAAGCGGAGGAACACAAAATGACTCACCAAGATCTTATAAAAAGAAACATCAGAACTGCAATGAACAAGTCGGAAGACTTCTTATTTGAGCAAGGTAGTTCAATAATAAAATACGAATATATGGGATCCTCAACTGTGGTTACATTTGAGAAAGATGAGTATCACGTTGGAGATTTTTCAACACCAGATTATGATGTGATGTTTGAATATGTCGTATGTGAGTTTTTAAAGTTGCACGAATAATATAATGGGCGCATATAGCGCCCATTTTTATAACTTAATAACCTCGTTCATTCTTTCAATGTCTACCAAATAACATTTCATTCTCGGTGGTGTAAACTCCGCACCGAAGAAACTTGAAAAGTCCATTGGCCTCATCTCAGTAAGAACTTCCATAGACATCAAACCATAGATTGTATTGTCTATGACCTGCAAGATGTTGTCATTTCTTGTTTGTTTAAAAGCCTTGAACTGGCGACACACTGTGCATAGATCACTTCGTGTGACAATAAACGCGTCCTTAAACATCGGGAACCGTTTATACACACCAGCTTTAACTTCTCCATCCAAGAACTTCTTGATGGAGTTGAGCATTATCTTCTCACGACTTGTACTATCCGTAGAACCAATCTGCCCACTGTTACGCTTCTCTAAGAAACGCTCGTTACCCTGATCAATAAAGGACTCAGCCCAACGATAATGTTCCATAGTAACAACAGGTCGTTCACTGTTATCCGCAACAGCAAGAAGAGAGGCAATACGCAATACCTTTAGCGCCTTTCTTGTGTACATCTGACGGATAACTTCGTCTTGTACCTGCTCACCATCATTACCGCTATTCAGGAACTTCGCGACAACATTATCAAGATTATCAAATGCTTCGTGTACCTCTGCTTCCATTTCAACATAACATGGAGCGGTTCCTGACATAATACGCACAGCTTGTTTATAGATAGCTCCAATAGTGCGCAGGATTGCTTCTGGATATTCCAGAAGCATACTCTTATTCATCAACGGGCGGTTAGCTGTACATTCCCATGCAATAATACGAGACATGAAACCACTTGACATCATGCGGTCATCAACGTTCCCGTAAAATTCATCTGGTGTCGTTTCACCTGCAAAACTATACGCCTTAACCTTACCGCCAGCTGTCGTATTATCTTTACTAGAGTGCTTTGAACCGCCAGAGAAAGCATAGAAATGCCCCTTATCATAAAGGGAAAGCATTTCATCCATAATGTCTTTAGCTTTACCGACTTCCATCTTACCGTTACGGAAAAACGCACCGACTTCAGTCTTATAGTTAATAGATGAGCCACAAGACATAACAGATGTATCCATTATGACGTCTTTGCGCAATGCAGCATCAGACGCATAGGTACTAGTATCTAAAACACGTTCAATGCCGAATATCTGCTGCCCATCCTGACCGCCGTAATTGGATACTTGAGAAAGAATAGTTTCAATGTTAGAGCGAAACGCTTCTTTACCAATACCAGAACGTGCAATTAATACAAAGTAGTTGTTCAGACCGCTTCGTGTGACTGTGTTCCACGCCTTACCGCACATACCACTGAATAAAGCAAGAGCAGACAGAATACTAATGTCTTTAATAGGCAACAAGCTCGCTTTATACATATTACGAGCAACTTCGCCCATAAAGCCTGGAGGCCAAGCTAGACCATCCGCCTGCTCTTCAGTGTAATTACCATCTGTGGTCAACACTTCTTCAGGTGGGCGTTCTGGTGTAGTTGCTTGACGTAGTTTTTCCGTGCGCTCTATAGCTGCATTAACGTTATTCTGAACTATCTGCATAAGTCCCATAGATTTAACATGGGCATCATAGCGATAGTTGCGAATCATTCTATCCAGGTGGTACGGACGTTTAATTTTTTCACCAGGCATACGACGTGAATCATCATAACGACTACTCATTGGTGAATACATGAATAGACGTCTTACCTGGAAATTGTACTTACTCTTAAAGCAAAGAAAGTCAATTAATGCAAATTCTGCTTCAGACTGAGAAGGGAAACAACGTTCGCCGATAGAAGTATCAACTTCTTCAGCTCTCCAACGACCTTCCCATAGTTGTTTAAACAATGTTCCGTTTTCTTGTTCGCACAACTGGATATAAACATCCTGGTCTTCCATTGCATATGGGTCATTACTGAAATCTTCTTCAGTAAGTTCCAGCATTTGGAAGCCATCAGACTCATTAATCTCACTCATCTCAGACATAAGTTGATGAATGAGATTAGCGATATACCCTTCGCTTTCACTGCCTGGAGCACCAGACACAGTACGCGGAGTAATATCCCAGTGATCGCCTGTACAGATAATAAAACGATACTGTGAATACACTTCCACACCATCACGGCGCTTACCAGCCTGAGGGATGGAATAAATCCATGTGTGCAACCCATCACCACTTCTGGAAATTTCCGTATAGCTATGGAACGATTCAACAATCTTCTTATATCGTTCACCAGCAACTTTCTTTTCCATTTCAGACATGGTATCTTTAATGTCCATGTCTATACAACAGAACGGGTCACTTGGAAGTAGATAGAAACCTAAACGCAAGTTATGTCCAATCTCGTTATAATAACGAATGCAGCGTTCAGCATCTTCAAAAGACATTAATAAATGTAGGTTAGACGGCTTTTTATCATTGCCGTCTTTACGAAGTGGAACCATATCCCCTAAATCATCGTCCCACACATAAGGTTGTTTTTCTGATGATGTACCTGGATGGAAACCGCAGACAGCCCACTGTTCGTATTGTTTAATTTCTTGAGGAAAAAGTTCCAGCATGTCATTGCCTTAAAACGTAGCGGGATTAATTTCAAATAACGAACGGGATGGTACAACATCAAAGTTGACATCTACCAGCTTAAAAGAATTCGTGTAAACACACCATGTACCGACCTTTTCATTAAAGACGGGCTTGTCATTATTAAATGCGTACACGCAACCATCAGAATCTGTTGCAATATATCTTGTGTCTTTTGGTACTTCTACATCTGAACCATGATAATGAATGGTAATTAAATCTAACATGTTATTCTCCTACGATCCATTAGGACACACATAGTATATACTGATGGATCGCAGGGGGTTAACCCCCTGCAGATTATGGTACTAAAACCCAACGACAGGTGATAGGTTTACACATTATCTGTTCTTTAGAGATACTAATCCTATCCTTGAACATTATTCTCGGATAAAAATACTTCATGTAATTATCCGAATCCGTTTTACATTGTGCATTCAATATGCGAGAGCTGACAATAAACTTTAAATCCGCCCAATCCTCCATAGAATCAGAAAAAGATAAAATACGCCCATTTCCACGAACTTTAGCTGTTGACTCAACTGGTAGTCTGTGGTTAATATCACACGGTAAGTCTAAAGCAGGTATCTTTCCTTTGATTAATTTATCTGTATTAAAAGAGCCAATTTCCAAAGTATGGATATTCTGACCTTTAATTGGTTCTTCAAACTTAACATCAACAACAAGTTTGACTAACATAGCTTACCTTTATAATCACCATGAAATTTCTACACTCGCAGTATCCAGTTGGCTCACTGCTTTATTATATTTAATCTTATATCCAAGCGAAACCAGCTTTTCAGTAACCTTTCTCATTGCTGGACGCCCGTTAGGACTGCCAATCTCATTATAGGGGCGATGAACCAGTTTAATATGATCTGCACCTTCCGTGGATGCTTTAGTAATACAATTATGAAGATAGTTAGTGTATTCAGTGATATCCAAACTTTCACTATTTGTACGTGCTTCTTGTGCTGTAATCACGATTATTGCTCCATAGCTTGTTTCATCAACGCGTCATAAATACGTTTCGTACTAGACGCGTTCCACAGTTGTTCGTCAGTCTGAACTTCCTGGTTCCATTGCTTGTCCAATAAACCTTCTTCATACGCATCTTTAATACGCTTGCACAAAGTAAGGATGTCGGTCTGAAGAATATCAATTTCTTTTTGAGTTAACGTAGTTTGGAGTTCTTTACTCATCTTTATCACCTTCTTTATTCTGTTGACCACATTGAGGCTTCCATTCACCCTGCAATTCACGCGTATATTCGCCTTTGCGCATACGTTCGAACCATTCAGTGTGGTCATGCGGATTGTCGCTTACTTTATAGTCTATATTAACACACGTTTCTTTGAAATCCATACCTTCAAGATCCACGTTATAACAGATATCGATTTCAATACCTGGCTCAGTTAATACCCAAAAACCATCGCCATTAATACATTCACACCACTGAGGCTCATTCTCAAACGCAGTTAAAGTACCGTCCTCGTCTACCGCAAGATATTTCGCCCACACTGGAACAAAGAACACTTCACCGAAGTATCGCACAGCCTTCTGAGTAAGATTAATTTGCATCTTCACCTCCCGATACTATTTCCAAAGTCTCACGAAGCAGACGCTCGAGCTTCGATTTATTTTTGATAAGCTGATATTGCCGATCCACCACAAGCGCCTTCTCACGGTTACGCATAAGGTATTCGAACGCACCTTGAAAATCTTCGACTTCACCTTCATAACCTAAAGCCTTCGCGACGTGAGACACACGATGGAGCAGGAAGTCCGCCGCGTCCATAACTTCCATTGCATTCACAATAACGTCAAGTAAATCTGAATTTGTAATCGGGTTGAGCTGTTTAGCTTGTTCAAGAAGTCGCACCTTTGCTTTATATAAAGGTGAATTGCTTACTGTTTGCATCACTTGTCCTTAAATGGATAGTATTGAGGATTCTTCTTGTAGAAGTCTTTAAGCCACAACTTTGCTTCAGCAATGCTACTGAACTCTTCCTTAGAGAGTCCTGTGCGGTGTTCTCCGCCAATTTTGAAGTATATACGGACTTTCAGACGTAGGTCTGTTGCCCTTGCGTAATGACCTTCATACCCATCACGGTTAAGACTCACAATGGTTGCAAGCACATCGCAATCTTCTTTATCAGGATTACCGTTGTAACAAGTCGGCCACCCTCTACGTTGGAAAGACCTGTATGGCCCTGTTGGCTCAGGATCCACGTACCATTTTAACTTGATCATTCCCACCATCACTTTCTCCAGATATCACGCGATTCTTTAATACGGATGTTGTACCGTATAAGTTGTTGCATAACTTTATGCAGGTCATCAAGATGCTTCCTTAAACGAAGACGTTTCTTGATAGCCCACAGGTTCTTCATATCCGTTTCTTGGAGCTCCTCCCTTAAATACAATGAAAAGTCAGTCTGGTGATCTAAGATAAATTGGATACGCATCAAAGTATCTGACTTACGATAATCAGGATACCATTTAGGAATAACATCTTGTTCGCCAACCATCTTACGCTCCAAACTGATCAATGTATTCAATGAGCTCTTGCAATTCTTGCTGTAACTTCACATTACCACTATTATTCGTCTGAAGTCTAACGAGGCGTTCCTTGATATGTGCAATGTGGTTAGTGCTCATCCGTCGCTTCTGTACATCACACCAGCGAACAACACCATCTTCAATATATGCACGACGTGCTTTACCACGCGGGTATCGCATCGGCCGAACTTCACACTTATCGCCCACCCACTTGAAGCCCAGGATCATAACGGCGTTACCTTCCGTATCAGGACACACGTCAAAGCAACTGTTGAACCCTTTACTGCGCATATACTTGTCGAGCGGAATCACGCAATCCACATCCAACAACCAGTACCCGAAGTAAATGTCGACAGTGAACATCATACCCAACATCGGAGCCGACCAGCACATATACATCCGCCCGTCATCTAACTTCTTAACCGCATTCGGCCGCAACACGAGGCCAGCCGCCTTCCACGCTTTGACCACATTACTTAGGCTGTCATTATGCTGCTCTAATATGGTCACCGCTTTGGCGTACATCTCTTCGTCGTAACCGAACATTTCTTGTACGTGTGCGTTTGTTATTTCAATTTTACGATTGCGCATAACCTCACCCTTGATAATAATAAATCGACTGATTTTGAAATTCAGTTGCCAAGTTTTAATTTATGCAAAGTTTTTGCTATTTGCAACCGTGATATTTTGCGGTGTTTGTATGTGCAATGTTTTTGCTTTTGCAAAAAATTACAACAGTCTGAAGGTGAAAATTTGCAAATTTATAAAGATCGGTGAAAAAATGTACAATTTATAAAGATTCAGCAATATACGAAAACGGCGAAGCGAAGTGTATGAAAAATAAGGGAAATTTTTGAGGATTGGGAGGTTTATAGTGATTTATATTATTTATAAAGGGGTCTCGTGGGGTCGTCAGTAGACAACTCAAAAACAAAAAATCTTTATAAAATTTATATAAATACACACATATACACATTTTTACCTTATTTTTCATGCACTTACCTCCTTTCATTTCGTATATTAAGCGGCAATATACGAGCAATATAAGAAATATTTGTTGCGCAACAACGAGGCGCTCACAAGCTCGCGCACGCGCATAATGCGGGCACGCGGTCTAACACAAAAGAAAATTGAATTGCAAGCGATTTTTGCTGAGGTAACTCTCGAAGCGAAAGCGATTTGCGAGTATGAATTTTTGTAGCCCGAAAACGATTCTATTTTATGGTATAAATGTCGGATTTTTCGGTGAAAGCGAGCTTTTCGGTGAGGTTGGGTGGCTGGGATCGGTGTAACTGGTAGCCCATAAAGCGAAAATAGCCGCGAAAACGGGGCGCGCAGCGCGATTAAATGGTTGGATCAGTGTAAGGGTGGCGGTGAGGGGCGAAAATGCCGCAAAATCGCTTACAGGGATGCAGGGAGTGGATCGCTATAAGGGCGTATAAGGCGATTAAATTGGAGTCTATGGTAAGGTATGGAAGAGGATTTAGGCTCTTAGAGCGCGAATGCCGGAGCTATGGGTGAGGAATATGTGGTCAGCAGGGTAGCGCGGGAGGTGGTGCGGGTACAAAAACGAAAGCGCCCCGTTGGACTTCAACAGGGCGCGGATTGTATAATGCAGTTAGAAGTTATTTACTAGTTAATAATACCGCCCAGGTATTATCTGGAAGCGTACCAACTCCAAGTATCTTAAACTGAAGTGACTTGTTCTGCATGTTGTAGTTGTCGAGTAACTCCTGGGCAGCGGCAGCGGCGTTCGCTTCACCGTTCAGGTTGTAGTCGTTTGCAGTTATTGCACACATACCGAGGCCGACTGCTTTGAAGCGCATACCTTTGGATTGAGTCGGTGCCAGTGCTTTGATATGGATAGCGTTCATATTATTTATCTCCGTTACAATTTTAGACGTTAGCAGTTTTTTAACAGGTTGATGAAGCCCGCCAGCGTGGACGCTGTTGCAACCAGGCGGCCCATAGTATGCAGTTCCGCGTGAACTGTACCGTCGTCGAATACAGTTAAATAAACGTTAAGACCATTGCAACGGACGCGATATTTGCGCGCGTTATTACCGAAAGTTTCTAGCTCTGCGGTAATAGTCGCAAGATTAGCTATACGTTTGCCGATAATACGGCGAGTGATAGTGGACTGGTTTAATACTGTAGACATAATAATTTCCTCAGTTAACTATGCGAAGTGCATATTATTGCCCACGGTTACTATGGGCAATGTATATGTCACTCAGCGGTCACATATTCTAACGCTTCTGATAGTGTAGCGAAGTGACCATCACTCATCAGATTAATAGCGTACTCAAGTTGATCTCGGGTCAGGTTGCGAAACTTGTTGCGGATGTGATAGCAACGACCGCGATAAATAACCTGGAAATAGTTGCGTTCCATAATTATCCCCTTATGCAACGATGAACGCGTAACCGCTTTGATCTGGAAGCTCGCCGCCGTCAACAATCTCAAACTCAACGCCCGCTTTATCGTTGAACTTTTTGATAAGCTCTTCCGCTGCGGCGCGGTGGTTGCCGTAAACGCCCAGATCGTCACGCCATGTGATAGTCAAGGAGCCGTTCCAGCCTGTTGCTTTTACGCGCGGGTTACGGGTAGCAGTCGGGTTCATGAATTTTGTGATGATAGCTTGAGCCATGATAATTACTCCGGTAAAATTACAGTGACGTTAATATTTGCAATGCGAGCACACTCGCGGAAACCTTTTACATAAGCATCCATTTCATCATAGGATGCGAAAGTTGCGTCCGGGACTGGTCCGTTGTTAATATTCACGCAATATTCGTGATCGTCCAGGTCCACCCAACAATACAGAACTATAGTTTCCATATTATTTGCCCTCCGTATAGTACAGACCTGCAACTATTGGAGCTCCGAACACTAAGAAAGCTAATAAGTAGAACATAATTAGTTGCCTCCTTTATTGTTGAGCCCGTTGAATTTACGCCATGCGTAGAATTCAATCGTTGCATTATTAATATTCCAACCATTAGCTTTCGCAAGGTCACGGACGTTACCAATAGTTGGCACACCATCAGGTAACATATTATCCAGGGCATTCCAAACGTCTGCGCATTTACCTTTAATCGGGCGACGAACCCCGTTGCGCGTTTCGCTGCGCGTTTTGCTCTTGGCGAGAGCGACCGGAGCTTGTTGTGTGGTCACTTCCACGACAGTCGCTTTATCAGCTTCGACCAGATCGTTAGCCGCCTTATTAACCGCGCCTTCGCTGAACCAGTAGCGGCCACCGTCTTCCAGCGGCTCCTGGTGAATGAAACTGTTAGCGGTCGCAGTGTCCACATCCAGAACCTTTTTCAAGGCACGGCGAGCGTTAGACATGTTGGTGAAAAAGCGAGCATCTTTCGCTACGCGAGTGATAGTTGCCATTGTAAATATCTCCATGTTGTTCTAGCGGATTGCTAGTGGGAGCCCACTGTGACAATGGGCAACCATTAGCACGCTATTATTGTTGAATAGCTTTAGCTATCATTGTGATGAAGCAGAACACAGACCAAAGGCTATTCGCTTGGCATACTGGGCGACCATACATTACGCTATAAGAGCTGACAGTGCCGTCCTCGTTAATGCGAATGTATAACGCGGTGCTGGAATATTTTTCGTTGCCCGGGAGCATTACCAGATACTCGTCGAAATCCCAATCCCCGTCGACCTTTTCCGCTGTAAGGCCCAGCTGATGTAGGCGCTTGCCGATAATGCGCTTAGTAATCTGAGATTGGGACATGGAACGCGGTAAGTAGATAATGGACATAATGCAATCTCCCTTCGGGTGAGGCGGGCGCGGAACCCGTGTCCCGCTTAAAAACCCCCTTAACCCTACGCAGTTATAGTATGACAACGGGGTATCAGATGCAACTATTATCTGCATTATTTTAGAACTTTTTTAGTTGTGTTTCATAATAATAACATCCGGGACTACACGGTAGATGGTGTGCCGGAAATACCAGGTAGCGCGAGCGTGTCGAACATACCAGGTAACAGCACACGCCGAACATACCAGGTAGCACATACATAGACAGCATATAGTGGGCAGGTGGATAGTAACAGATGTAATTATACTGGACTGTACAGTATAGTCATGTAATAGATAGCATACTAATCAAATAAAAAATAATAACGCGTGTAATAATAAACAACGTTACAGTAGAGCGCGCAACAGTCACATGACGTAACAATCACCTCACTGACGATCACGGGACGTTATAGTAACGCCGCGGGGCGGCTCTTAGATCTCTGCCAAGGATTCATCGTTTGTAGATTATCTCGTCGCTAGACACTTTATATCCTCACCTCACCTGCCCTATATTGTTCGTATAAAGTTAATTCTGTATGTAAATACTCGAGAGGAGATCTGTTATGTTCGTTCTGGCTTTCAGTAGTGCAATATGGCTAGGTATCAACTGGATCCTTGCAATTATATTAGGTCTTGTGATTTGGTATGTGCCGTTTATGCGTTACGCTGTTATCATTTCGCTTGCATATTTAGTTGTTAAACATTTCTTCGTATGGTGTGTATGCAACCCACAAGCTGCAAACATCAAACGTAAGAAAGCGAACTTCTTTACTGTGCTTATTTTAGGTTCACTGATTGTGTACGCATGGTTGCTCGGTGCGCAGAACTTAGGTTGGTTCACGTTGCCTTAATGTGGTCACTAATTGTTGCGGCCGGCTATGTTAATCAACTTGCGTATCCTGTTATAGTTATTCCGTTAACGTTAAAGGGGGTTATATGAACGAGAATATAGTTAAAGCCTGGTCTATCTTACGACCACAGTTGAAAGACGATCGTGTCGCTTTTGTTTTATGTCCTGCCAACGAATATCGCCGGAAGCTCGAAGAAGTGTTGCGCGAAGATCCTGAGTTCGTTCGCTGTGTGCAACTGTCGCGCGAGTCATCTGTTGTACAGTTTGATCGATTTCATCTTCGTTTGGTTTCTCATCACAGAGCCTCGTATGAAGACACTGTTATTCGTACGAGTGGGTTCCATTGTGATATTGCAATCCTTGACTGCAAATTGGACATTGGGCAGAAACAAGATTTATATAATCTCGCTCATGAACGTCACGGTGAACTGTTAATTGTGGAAGTACAATAATGGCTAAAGATATCGTTATTCCGAAAATGTATTGCCAGCTCCGTGATACTTTATTACAGAGCGGTTGGATTATTAGTCACAGCGATGTAAATGACACTTATATTGTTCTTATACCACCTGAAGGAACAATATCTTGTATTCTGCATTATATGCCTGAAGCGAAGACGGTTTATCCGAACGGGTCGTTCTTGCTTCGTCTGCGCTCCGATACATGGAAGATCCAGACGGATACCTGTGCAATTGACGAGAATACCAGTAAAGAGTTTATTCGCAAGCTAACTCAGCTGAATAAAATCTACGAGCATGTTAAATTTGATTTGTTTAAGGAAGTCTTCTAATGCTTACTGTTAATGACCGCATCACCCATAAAACTCAACCGACAATGATGTCTTGCATGGCAGCCTGTCTGGCTATGCTTCTTGACAGGGATGTTGAAGAAGTTGACAACGAATTCAGCTTAGACTACGTTCGTGGGTATATTGACGTCGCCAGTTATCTTTATAGACAAGGTATCTTTGCACAGCCACATATCACTGCCGGTATGCACCAAATATATCCAGGGCGCTTATATCTTGCTACTGTACCTTCTTTGCAGTTACCTGGGCTTTTCCATCAGATCATTATTGACGCTCGTTTTGACGGTGTAACCGTATACGATCCAGCTAAAGGTCTGGAAGGGAAACAATATTATTCCTATGACCACATTGCAGAAGAAAATGAGCTGGCGTATCCTTTGCGGTCTTTCTTGATTGATTACGAAATTATATTACCGGAGTGATTCATGAGCTTGCAACGTTTTGACAATGCAGAACTCGCGTGTGAATTTGCAAAGCGCAAGTTCGCTAAAACAGGTACGCCGCGATGCGTGCACGCGGCTATTGGGCAAAATGGGGCAAAGTATTGGTACGTTGGTACAGTAGCTCAGATCAAGCGAAGATTCGCGACTACGCTCGAAATGCGCCGGCTTGGGTCCCCTACACTTGTACGAAACAGGCACTTGGATAAAGAGGAAATTTATCAATTTCTCAGAAATTACACTGGTAAAGAGAATAGATTTCAGGTTGCAGCGAAAGAGTTTAATATTGGTCTTTCCACTGCTTATAAAATTTATCACATATATGGGCGTTTAATATGACCGCAATTGCTTATCGTAATGGGATATTAGCTGTAGATCGACAGGTTACATGGGGTAATATTGCAACGACTACGAATAAAGTTCATACTATCAGTATTCCAGGGATTGGTCTGTGTCTTGTTGCCATGTCTGGTAAACTACGTGCTGTAGATGACATTGTAGAACATTTACAAACTACGTCACGTGGACGCAAAGAACCTTTCTCAGATTTAAATCCAGATTCGCGTTATGGTATTGCTGTGACGCAGGAACTTGTCGTGTACCCCATCTATGGTGATGGTAAATTAGGTCTACCGGACACTAACGAATTTATTGCGGAGGGTAGTGCGTTTGAGTTCTTGATGGGTACAATGGCGGCAGGTTGCAGTGCGGAAGATGCTGTGCAATTGGCGTGTGTATATTGCGATAGCTGTGGTCAGGGTGTCAACTTCTATGACGTAGCTTATACTCTGAAAATGGCGCAGTGTAAACCCGAGGAGGAACCATTTTGAAGAAGCCTAAGACTGGTCTGTTCCTTTGTGTTGGTGGACCTTTTGACGGTAAGCGTATACGCTTAACAACATCAGATTTGTATCCAAGTTCCTCCGTTTTCTCTGTTCCATCCTATAAAAATGGTGAGAAGGGGAAATACGTCTACAATGATGAAATTCGAAATAGTGTAATCTGGAGAACATCGTGAGTGATCCTACAAATGCGCAATTAGCGGCTGCTAGAGTGTATATGCGCGGAGCTGCCGCTGAGATTGAGGCCTTGCCACAATTTGAAAAGCATGTACAGCAACTTGAACATAAATTTAAGGCTCTTAAAGATCTAGGGGATAAGAAGGACGCTATAGCATTTCTTCTTGCTCTTCAATATTTTGTTATGGGGTCTGATGAGAAACTATGTTCCTTAGAAGAATAATTAGTATGGTTGCACCTTGGCTACCACTTGTCATAATTGTTATTCTAGCCAACTGGGCTTATGACAATGCTATAGAATCAGCTAGAAAGGAGGGTTTCGATGCCGGTGTGTCGTACCAAAAAGAAACTCAGAAAGCGGTTGATTTCGAGGAGGAGAAACGAAGAGCATATGAGAAAGACGCTATCGAACGTCAGTACCAATCTCGCATTGAGTCTTTGGTTGCCGATCTTAATAATTATCGCGCTACTAATGACAGGTTGCACAACGAAATCGCAACCGTCCGTAAGTACCTCGGTGACGCTACCGGCCCTCAGCCCGACAGCAAGACAACCGCCCAGATCGCCCGTGTGCTCACCGAGCTGTATTCAGAAAGCGTCACAGAATACAGACAAGTGGCAGAAGAGGCTGAAAAGTATCGTGTTGCCGGCGAGCAGTGCGAACTACAGTATGATGCAATGCGAAATCCGCGTAAAGAAAGGTGATAAACTGCAAAGTCCTTGCTGGATTGCGTAACTAAACGTTCAGTCTTAATTGCACATAATTGATTGTGTGCATGTGATAATTCAACTATGCTCTATTCGGTTTAACTGAATGGAGCTTTTTTATGACTGTGCAACCACGAGGCATCCGGAATAACAATCCAGGAAATATTCGTTGGGGTGATAACTGGAAAGGTCTTGTTCCAGAAAACAAACGAACTGACCGTTCTTTTTGTCAGTTTATCGATGTAAAATACGGTATTCGCGCCATTGCGCGTATTCTACTAAACTACCGCAACCGCGAAGGGATGAAGCGTGTCGGCAATAAAGGGATTGACACTGTACGGGAAATTATTTCGCGCTGGGCTCCGCCGAATGAAAATAATACTGAAGCCTATATTCAATCCGTGTCTAAGGCTTGTGGTGTTGGTGCAGAACAGCCGATTTCATTGACCGATGATAAAATCATGCTTGCGATCGTGAAAGCGATTATCAGACATGAGAACGGTGTGCAACCTTATTCCGATAAAGATTTGCTCGCGGGTATCCACATGGCATAGTAAGAGGTTATAAGTGTCGCCGAACTGGGATTGGAATATAGTCTTTATTCTCACTGCCATTGCGATGGTAGGGGGTTCCCTTGGCTACGCTGCAAGAACCCATGATGCTAAAGAAAGGTTCAGACTCAGTGTCTTCATTCAAGAGGGTGCTTTTTCTGCATTCTTTGGTTTCTTGATAGGTGTAATTAACGTGGAACATGGTGTCTCACTGGGGCTCAGTGGGGCGTTCATAGGTGTGCTATCTTGGTCAGGTTCAAGAACCATGCTAAAGTTTCTACGGAGAAAAACGGAAGCATGTGACCGAGAAAAGGAAAGAGGTTGATTATGCGTCACTTCATCAATGATCTTCTTATATTGTGTAAGAAACCGCGATTGCTTTTCATCTATATGATGATTGGACTTGCACAAATTGGAGTCAGTGCTATCGCCATTGATCAGATGCACAAGAGACATAGGGTAAACCTGCAACCTTCAACACCACCTGTTTATGTGGTCAACAAGGTTGAACAAATCAAACAAGACATCCGGGAGATAATGTACATTCCTAAAGCTGAAATGTAGATTGGTTTATAAGTAAAGCCCGCTCCTTGAATTTATATCGAGCGGGCTTTTTATTGACATTTACTATAACCCTTGCAATTACTTAATCCACCGCTTATATTCGTGTCAAGAATCGACAGGAGTAACGTT